TTATTTTCTACTTCTAATATATAATCAGCTATTAGCCTTTCTAAGTCTATAAAATTCCATGATGCGTTCTCAACAACATATAAATCAACCGCGTTTTCTATTGAATTCCCTCTTATTAAAAAATCCCCCTCAGAGAAATTTAAAATATTAGGAAAGGGATCATTGACTGACGTGATTTTTTGTTTATTCTTTGTCAGTTTTTGGAAAGTTCTTATTTTTTCAGAAAGATTAAGTTTTACTATGGCTCTATGCCCATCATGGTGTAATATAGACCATGAATCTCTAATCTTGTATAATTGTGGCTCATAGAAGTTAGTTAGACGTATTACACTAGATGTAGCAATAATATTTGCTATGCCACTTTCATCGAAATAAGATGTTGAATCACCAAAAATCCTATCTAATCTAAAATCATTTTTGATGTATTCTATTATAGTAGATGGTGTGATATTTTTTTCTAGGATTTCTGGTAATATATCTAATACCCTGTTTTCTATTGCAAATAATATATTTTGATATTGAGAACCTGCAAAATCTATAACATCGTTTACACTCACATTTCCTGAAGTTAATGCCGAAATTAATAAATCCCAATTTCCATTATGTTCTTTTATGGTCCCACCGATTCCCTCATTTATGTATGCTAACGCATGAAATATATTTTGAGAATTTCCGATAAGCATCGGATCACTTTGCACCAATTCTATTGTTCTAAAATGTCGGAAAACATCTATTAAACTAATTTCTTTTTCCAGCTTATGTTCTATATTGTAAAACCACGGATTAGGGATGTCCCAATCGGGTCCTACCTTCTGTGGAACATATTGTTCATTTTTTCTGCCACGCCTCCAAATAGATTTTATTACACCATCTGTCAAATCTTTATAGCAAAGAAGGGTGCCATCTTCTTCTATTAATCCATGCTCAAATATAAAATCACTAGAATTTCTTTTTGTGGCTAATCTCCTAAAAACATAATTGTTTATAATAGCGTCATTTGATTCCTTAAACCAAAATATAGAATTGGATTTCTTTAGTGGATTTCCAAATATATCATACAATTTAAATTGTGGATATTGATTAATCTGCGTTTTGTTTTGTTCTACTCTACGATCATCTGAAATATTATAAGCATCTATTCCATAATCGGTTAGAACATTTACATCTTTTTTACCTATATCCTCTTTAAAATATTCTCCTAATTCGATCCTAATTCTATCATCAGGCCCAGTTATTATATTTTCATCCAATTCTATATGGGTAGTATATTTACTATTAATACTTCCTTCATTAAAACGATCAAATATTCTTTCACCATTGATGTATACTCGTAAGTCTCCTTCTTGAAAATCTTCAAATAAACATATATTATGTAAACTCGGGTCAAATTCTAATCGCAGTCCTGCATATTCATTTATTGGATTAAACTCTTGGAAATTTAGTCCAATTATGCTTTCATATTCTTCTCCATTAGTATTTGTTGCAGTATACGAATTTATTACTTCAAATAGCATAGGGTTAATTTCTTTATCTACGCTGCTCGAAGTTATTTCTTTAACGCCATTAAATATCCAATGATCATGATTGGGGTCAAACACATCTCCTTTACTAGTGCGGCTGGGATAAATCAATGCCCCGGCTGGAGAATCTGAAAGATTAAAAAAAGATCCTAATATTTCAATTTCAGTGACATATCTTTGGTTAGGTTCAGGTTGTATGAATCTAACATCTTCTACTATGTACGTCGCATTATTATTATCAAATCCGGCAAATACTATCTTATCTCCGGAAGTAATATGTGATTCCATGTTACCATATTTTTCTGGTAATCTAACTGTACTTGGCCCTGTATAGTCTAATTTATTGTCATTGTCTAATTCTATATTAGCTATTTCAAAAAGGGTTGGACCTTCTTCAGTTGCTATATGAGTTTCGGATACAGAAGGTGAATATTTCCAATTATATGAAAAACTAGAAAACGCTGATAACTCAAGATATGATTCATATTCAATAATTGGCATTGCTGCTTGACGACTCAGTGATAAAGTACTTAGCTGATTTTTATGTGCCCAGTGATTATTTCGCGTCCAATCATTTTCTTCTAAATCGTTTATATTATCACTAAAATTTAATAATATAGAAAAATTTAAAATTTTATTTATCCACTGCCCTTCTACATATTGTTTTAATATATCATTAGAGTTGGTATCATGCCAAAAATCATTTTCTGCAACTGTTGTTTTTTCTTCTAAATCAATTTCCCTAAAAATTGTAAATTCTTGATTATGTGCTGTAAAAAAATCCATGTTCCCATTAATGGTTATGCTGTTACTAGTATAAGAGTTTATTGTATAGGTACCTTTATTAGGCCCAGTTTCTATACTTATTTTATAAGATAAATTTGGGTCTAATACTGTAGTCAAATCTATATTATTTTGAATTATTGTGGATGCCCCTAAAACAGTATCTCCAGAAGTTGATAGTATTTTATTTTTCTTTATCCATATAGCTTTACCTATATCAAACACATCACTTTCTTGCACGGTAATTGCACGATTAGAATTTTTTAGATGTAAATATTTTTCTAATTCAAACGTAATTATAGGATGTAATGAAATTTTTAAATAATTTTGTCCAATTAAATCATCTGAAAATACTAATGTTGTTATATTTGTTGTCGTATCGAAAAATACTTCTTTTACAATAGCAAGCTCTTGTATACTATTTTCAGTTGAATATAATGCAATAATCTGCCCTTCATTTATTTCTTGTAGATCTGAGCCTATTACAGAAACACTATTATTAGAAATTGTGTGTATTGAAAAATCTAATTTAACATATTCAAAAAATCCAGAAAACTCTGGAACTATATTGTCATCTACTCTAGTAAGAGTTGTATCACTTTTTCTCACTAAGGTTCTTGTATTTTTATTAGTATCAAATACTATAAACAATCCGTCATCTTCATTGGCAATAATAGTATAAATGGAATTTGCGGATTTCGTATTTTGAACAACATTGAAAATTGAATTCTTCAATTGTTCAAAACGACCTTTTGAGTTATTTTTTTCGCTTTTGATGGTTATATATTCTGGAGAAGAATTTTGATCTGTCCAATAATAATCTTGAAAGTTTATTATTTTATCAATATCAATAGGTGGATAAAAATTGAATTGAAGTGTTTTCCCCCATTCTTCAAAAGTGTCTATATTAATACCTTCATTTTCTAGGGTCCTCATGAATTGTTCAAATGTTAAAAATTCAGAGTTATTTCCGGTTTTCTTTTTTATAACTGGTTGTAATTGATTTTTCTTAAGAAATTCTCTATTTTCGGGTATTTTGTTTAATATTGCATTCTGCTTTTCGCGACCTACATAACCGGTTACCTTCTCAAAATTTCTCTTAGTGAAAAATCTATTGAATATATTATCTGATATACCTTCTAATACATCAGTTCTAATATGTTCTGGTATAAGAGACGTAGCATCTACTACTTCTCCGGTTTTGTAATCATTATTTCTTGGCATTATTTCTTGACGTTACTTTTAATTGTATTGTAGATTTATTTATCACAGCCGTTGTTTTATGGTTTTAGAGTCTAATTTTTGCACTAACTCTACATCATCTACACTTATACTAGGTTGCAAAATTTCACTTTCTTTAGCGACTATCTCAAATAAATCCCCGAAATTATTATCCGGAGATTTTGGTACTAGTACGACTGATTCTATTTCAGACGATAATTCATTGTGTATAGCTGACGCCAATTCTGTAAAATAGAATGGCTGCCCAAAATTCCAAGCATTTATGTTGAAAAACCTATTGACAACAGTAACTATATCGTTTTTTATTCTATTGTTACTTGATACACTATTAGGTGATTTTACTACTTTTATTATGGCTTGTAGTTCTCGGTTGGCTTTGGAGCCTATTATGGCTTTTATTTTTCCGGGATGTAATATAAGACTATCAGATATCATTTTATTTTCTATAAGATCCCCAAAAGAAGATTTCAGTTCAAATGAGGATGGTGGTATTGGTTCATTTTCTATTCTTCCATTGAGCCATTCTCTTACATTGCTATAGTAGCCGCGAGTTATAATGAATGAATCTATTATATTGGTTGCGGTTGGATCTATTAAATGATATCTAGGAGTCCTATGTAGCCATAAGAAATTTAAACCTTCTACACCCCTTTCTCGTTTCCACAAACGATCCTCTGATGGTTTGCTCTGTTCTTCTTGCCATTCTTCCACTATACCTTCCCTAAATGGTACAAACTGCCATGGAGAATTGATATTCTCTCTAGAAAAATATACGTATGATGTTTCTGTCAATATATAATCTAATGATACTGAATCAGGTATACCATTTTCATCTTCATCTGTGGGGAGAATACTCAAACTACTAAAGTCACATACTCCAGTATTTACACCTTTGTCAAATCTCTTTCCTTGGATTACAAAAAATCTTTTATTCTCTGAAAGGGTATTTCCATCTGACCCGACATTGGCTTTTAATATAACAATATTATCCTTATTGGAATTCAATGTATCATATGTTATTACTCTTTTCTCACCATTGGTAGAAGTAAATATTATTTCTTCACTATGCGCGGTTAAATCTTTTGTTCTAAACGTTACTAACCAACTGTTGTCTGATTGTGATTCTATTGAAATACTCCAATCAGTTGGTTCAGTTGCTATTTGAAAGCTCCATCTATTATCAGATTGATCATTTTGGATATTCAATCTCATATATATGGTATTTGGTGCTGATATTATTATATTATTTAATGCTGCTGATAATTCCACTAACTCTTCTTCAGAAAAATTGAATTTGATAAATTCGGGAGAAACTCCATTTAATATCATAGAATTATAAAAGTCTTGTCTTCTGAATATGGGTTCTATATGGTTAGATATGATGGAGTTAATTAATGGAATATTTAGTCCTCCATCTTCGGCAGGTAATTCATCAGACGTTATATTAAATGTTTTTTCTTGTGTATCAAAGAATAATACTAAATCGTCACCAAAAAGTTTTACATTTTCATAATATTCTTTGGGATCATGCCAGCCTATGAATTTTGAATCTCCCGCAAATGTTCTATTAATGGCTCTTAATTTCAGAATGCTATTATTCTGAAGCATAAATTCATTATAGTCTCTCCCGTTTACCATACGATCTTGTGTATAGTATACTGAGGGGGCAACTTCCCTAATTCTTTCTATTGACTCTGTTGGGGCAGAATTTTGTATGGGTGAAAATAAACTAAATGTAAATGTAAAGGATTCCAATCTACCTTCATCGCCAGTATAGCCAAACCCACCTGATTTATTCTGGATAGCATTTCTAGGAATTGCTAGTGATGAGTTTTCACTATCAAACTCGGTCACTCGATACCATACATCAAATTTACCCGACGGAATGTTTGCAAAATTTCCATCGCCGAATAGAAGTTTTACGCCATCATTTGCGAGTGTTTCAATTTCATACTTATTTCTATTCGGTGAGGTATTAAATAAAATATTTTGGGAATTAGCAACATCAACTTGTTGCCATTCTCCTTGTCTGGGTTCATTATATCGCTCTCCCCCTGATATTATTTCATTAGTCTCGCTGTCTATATTGTTAACCCAAACGTCAGTTTCATTTATTGATGTAGCATCTATAATTTTTTCTTGGTTAGGTAATATCCCATCAAATTCAAATGTTTGTCGCTGTAAGTTTCCTTGTTTGGTTAAAAAGAAAAATCCAGTGTTGTTCGATGAATCGCCTAGCCCATCGCTAGCGTATAAAATGTTCATTTTCTGGTTTCGTTCTGGGCGCTTTTCTTTAGGACCAAATTCCGACAATTCTGCACTTACTAGTTCCATATTATGTGTTACGTTAGAAACTGTTATATTATAACCAATGGTTTCATTTCTCAATGGATTATTTGTAAGGGTATATAATTCGAATAAAACATCTTGGACTTGAACTCTGTCAGACGGAAGAACTGTTCCAAATTTTTGTTCCATAACCTTTTCCATGACCGATATGAATTGTTCTTTCCAATTTGGATTATTTGGATCATTCCATAGTATAGTGGTATTGGTTAAATTATTACCATTACTGTCGAAAACGTTTTCTGTAGTACTTATAGACGTTATCTTTACTAGACCTCTTGCAGGTATTAATCTTGATGGGTTATAAGATATATACTTGGCTAATCTTAATACGGATTCTTTTCGTTCTGCCGTTGATAAAAAATTTTCGTGTGTATTAAGGTCTATTCGATATGCTAATAATTCTCCAAGATAAGCAAACAATTCTATTATTGCTATCATATCAGAGGTTTCAATGTAGTCGTTAAAGTCTTCTGGATAATATAATTTCAGATAATCAACCATAGATTGTTTTATGGTTTCATAATCCCAAGCCTTAAAGTTTATTTCTTGAAAGGCATCGTATGCTCTTTCCCAGTTTTCTGCAATGTTTGGTTGTCTCTTATCCATTTAGTTATCCAAAAAAGTTCAATTTTATATCTAGTGTATCATTAAAATTAAGTTCTAAGTATAAAAACTCTATTCGTATATTTACAGTTTTAGCATCAGCCTCTGGTTCTATTGAAAAATTTATAGGTTGTATTCTAGGATCAAAATTCAAAATTTCTATGACATCTTCTTCTATAATAGATAGTGTTGTATCATCTAAGGGTTCAAATAAAAGATCTGGTATTCTAGAACCAAACCGAGGCATCATTACTCTTTCCCCGCGTTTAGTAAAAATATAATTTAATAAATCTTGTTTTACCAAATCGGAATCTTTAAGCATAATACTTTTATTTTTTTGATACTGATTAAAGGAAATTCCTTTATAAAAAACTTGGTCCATTGTTATACTTATTTAAGTTAATTATATTTATCAAAAAGCAAAGAGCCCCGTCCTTCAGAGCGGGGTTGACAAGAGAATCATCTTCTCCAGAATGGACCTCTATCATTAACATCATCTCCTTCAATTCTACCAATGGGTTCTGTATTCCTTTTTTCGCCATCATTGGTATATTGATCTATCCAGTCTACATTGTTTTTATATCCATCATTTTCTTCATTTTGTTTATCATCCTCTACGTCACCTTGATCTATTTTCATAACTCTAGGCCACGGTTCATGCATAGGTACCCTGTTAGTCCATGGTGAAATTTCTGTTAAAGATACTTTTGATTCCATGGCTATAGGAGGCTGTGCAGATTCAAATAAAGGTGCGAAATTTTCAAATTCTCGTACCACTTCTTCATTTATAGTCCATTCATTAGTATTCATACGATTTGATTCAATCCATTTAAAAATTCTTGGTAAATTACAGCAGTAGCTGTTAATTCACTATAATCGAAGTTGTTTACCTGACCTTGGTCATCTTGTACTAGTTTATTTAAACTATTAATTGTTCTAGAATGATCTGCAAGTTCATTTTGTAGCTCTACTAATGGTTCTAAATCTTCAAAACCTATATTAGCATTATGTGAATCTACTAAACCATTATATTCTTTTATCTCATCCCGAAAACTATTTATATTTAGAGTATATCTCTCTATTTCGGCTCCATTATCTGTTACTGTTGCACTCGCTAAATTAGACAATGCAAAGTTGATTTCTTCAATTATGTCTTTAATTTGATCAACTGCAGATTCAAATGCATTTTCGCCTGTAGCAACCCCGGAGGTTAAATTGTTTAATGATCTATCTAGTTTATCTTTATGCCGCTCTGCCCAATCTTTGAAATTATTAAGTGTCCAACCACCTAGATCTGCATTTATAGTACCAAATAAATTTGTTGGTATGGGATTGAAACTGTCTATGTTTAATGGGTCTGCAACATTAATACAAAAATCAAAATTAAATTCAGGTAGATTAATTGCAGAAAGTTGTAAGCTAGGTGGTTGTGGAAACTGTGGAAGCGATGGTATAACAAAACCATCTGGTAAAGGGTTAAGCCATTTATCTACCATAGTTTGTAGACTCTGTTGAGTAGTAAACATGAAATCATTCACATTAGTTTCTATTTGTTCTAAGCTCTTGTTAATGTCGGAAATACGGGTGTCTAATTTTCCTGTTGTGTCGCTTATTCCATTTTGTACTTTCATTAACATTTCATTAACAGCATCCATTTTTATTTCACTCTCATCAAAAGACACATTCACACCACCATCTATTCTTAAGCATTGGCTGGAGAGCAGTTCTCCATCAATGCCCGGTTCTCCATCTATTACTTCGAACCCTGTATACACTTGTTGTGCTATTTCTTTGCTACTCTGCATTACCGCTTGTCCAACGGTAAATATGTTTATGGCGGGGTTCCTCATTGTTATCTGATTCTGTCCCGCATTAGATTTTAGTTTCATATTCTTCTCTAGAGCTTCTAATGTCATATCACCTTCAAATGACTTTAATGACATTTCTAATTGTGAACCTATATCAACTTTTCCTGTATATGAATATATTTCAGTATCATTTACAGCTTGTATTATATTATCATCACCTGAAAATATAGATGTATCACCTGAAGCATTATGATAATAATCCCCCTCTATAGCTATATTATAATTGCCGTCATTTATAACAAAATCTATTCCGGATTCTACTTGAGTTTTAAGTCTATCTCCAACACTTATAAAAGAACTCTTCCCTATTTCTATGAAGTTATCTTCTTGCACTAACCCCCTTAAATTCTTTTCCACCATTAAATGTGTGTCGCCCGTTGAATGTAAACGTATTTCACCATCTTTGGGCTTTTCATCTTCGAGTTTTTCTTGTCCCTCTGTATCACCAGAGTACATGTATATTCCCTTTTTAGCCTTTACTCGAAAGGATTCATCTGTAGAAAAGTTTATGTCTTTTTCAGCATGTGCAGAAATGCGCCTTTTAGAATATATGTCTATATTTCCATTACTATCAAATTCTATGAAATTATTTCCTTCATTAGTTGAAAGATATATTCTTTCATTAGTATCATCAAATATTAATTGGTGTCCCGTTGACGACCGTATTCGTATTCTATTATTGTATGCTCTATCATCCATGGATAGAGCATGAAATCCCGGCGTAGACAATCCGTACACTTTTGATGCCATAAAGGCCCCGAGCGCTTTATTAGATGACCAATCATAACCATGCGAACCTAATATATCTCTAACCCATTCATCACGTTCTTCAGGTGCGATGTTTGGATATTGTTCATCTATATAATCCTCTAAACCTTCTGCTGGTATAGATATATCTTTTGGAATGGCACATGCTTGATATTCTGCTTGTCTCGTCTTCCACTCTCTAGATTCTTTATCATTCTCAAAGGCGGTGCTAGCGTTTGTATAATACGGTTCTATAGGATCACATGTTGAAGATAATGGACCATCTGGCTCTCCGGCCGGACTTTCCCATTTATATCGCCCATGCATTAATGTATGTGTTTCTTGGTGACTAGGTATACAACCCAGCCATACTCTACGTCTTTCATCACCATCTATTTTAGCTACAAGGACTACTGCTCCTTGTTCTGGTATTCCCCAAAATCCGTATGACACTGCCCCCTTTGTATTTTCTAGACCTTTACCTGCACCTCTAGTGAAACTAGAGTTTGATACTGTACCGGCTAGCGGGGATGCACATACGGCCCACGGAAGATGATGTAATTTTTTAGGACTATCATTAAGATTAGGACAATATATTCGCAACCTTCCATTTTGTAATGGATCATCCGTATCTACAACCACACCTAGAGTTATAGAATCATGTGCAAGAGTGCCTCTACCTGCATCTAATTGTTTATTTACAATGTCTATTAATGTTTTAGAATCTAACATACGTTAAACCAATATATCCGTTCTTAGCAGAGTTAATTTTTGGAATAGTGCCCCAGCTTTTATTATATTTTCTATTTTATATATATGCATCCATTCTTTATGGTAAAATGCATCATCAGTAATAGTATCATTATCTTCTATGGGTTTATGCTGTATTATTATTTTTGCATATATGGGGAGAACTTCTGGTAGTCTATAATGTACAGCATTACCTTCTTCACCATTGGCAACATCTTTCGGAGATCTAAATAAATCTGACAGTAGATTAGGATTCCCCCGTATAGTTATCTCTATTGTAGATTGTTGTGTATTTTGTATTGGATACTTTGTTTTTATAGTATCTGCTAATTCCCTAGGGTATTCTACCCCGAGGGTTTTTATATTCAATATATTTGCACGATTTCCACTATATCCAACTTTAAAAAACTCTGTATTAGGTTCACGTTCTGCGCTAATAGTCTCTCTTTCTGCACCGAATGATAATCTTCCTGCTTCGGTGTCAATAACATCTTCGATTACAAGTAAAGAATTTGATCTCTGGAGTGTTCCATTGACTGTTATTAAATCATCTCTATTTACCATATTGCTATTTTCAGAAGAATCATTGGTTTCAAAATTTTCTGAACCTTCAGATTGGTCCGCATTACCTGCACCTTTGAAAAAAAACGTAAACGGCTCCTTAGACGATTCTGCTGCATAGCCACTGTTAAAACCATCGACCTTATTTTTTGGTAAAAAATAATTTTTAATCCATATATCATATTTTATTTCATCTAACAATCTTCTCCATGTCAATCCGACTTTGTAATCTTTTTTTGCACCTTCTCCAGTGGTTCCTCCCCTAGCCTGTATACCGATCTGTCTGGAATATCCCATTATTCTGTCTATTGTATCCTGAATATTCTCCCCATATCTTGTTGGAATTACTCTCACCCCAGAAATATTTTGCCTTTGTTCGGGTTGTTCAAAAGGCAAATTTCTATTGTCTATGATCAATGGTTCATATTGTTCATCGACGTGTACTTTATATTGTATAGGTAATTTTTCTGCTTTTATTTGTTCAATATCTTTTATCTTATCTGTGAAGTCATCTCTAATAATACCTTGCCATATTTGGTATTGCTTATCATGTATCTTATTATTCTCGTTTAATTCTAATTCAAAGGCTTCAAAGGCTTGTTTTAAATTCGTCATTGGTTTACTTTTTTCTATTCTTTCCTTTCTTTTACCCTCTTTTTCAGAATCTTCTTCTTTTCTAGATTTTATAGAATTACCTTTCGGATTTGATTCAGGAATCTCTTCATGTAATTGTCCGTCTTTATGGGTGATAGTTGTGTTATATATTCTTGTATAACTTGTATAGTGTGCTTTTGCATTATATAAAGGTATTACATCACAATCGTAAAAATGCATGTTCCCTGCTAATTTATGTTCTATTTGTGAGATAGAAAAGAATAATGGGTTTGGTGATATAATTTCATTATCATTTTTATCTGTTATAAAGAATAATTGCATGGAAAATGTTATATTTTCCAATGAAGTGCTTAATATCTCTAAAACATTTTGCTTTAGAAATGTCAAAAATTCGCCAGAGGTGGTATCCGTTATGATCAGACTACCACCAGAAACGGTGGTATTGACATGTTCTCCAGTCCAATTAAAATCAAAACGAAAATCTTTTACTAAAAATCTACTGGGTGCCGTTTCCTTTTTTATGTAGTCATTTACGACTACTATACCTTTACCTCCACCAATGCTTTCACCCTCTGGACCGTCTTCAAGAGACAGTGGCGTATTCTCTGCATCATCGGTTTTGGCAAACGCAGCAATCACAAAATAAGTTGTATAACTGTTTGGTGATTCTAATGGATTGGTTGGTAAAGACATTTACTGTATTGGTTCTCTTCGTATGTTTCTATTTACTAGTGAAGATAATGTGCGATCTACTGATGGTAATACTATTTCTTTGCCTGTCACAAATTCTTCTTCTAAATCTACTATATTATTATATTGCAATATTAACCAAAATAGATTTGGTCTCTTATATACTCTAAATGCCAATAGGTCGGGTCGGCCAGAAAAAATTTCAGGAATTTTTATTCGTATGTCAGTAGAAGTATCCTTGCGCAAATCCCTGCGCTCCCACCAACCTAATTTATCACCTTTAATTTCGGTAGTTCCTCCGTTTAACATTCTAGAGTTTCGTTTGGCTAAGGATGTTTTATCTTTGAATAATTTAAATCTGTTATTTTTACCAGCCACCTAGTGTACCCGCCCTGAATTTGGTTATGTCAAATTCTCTCATCTCCTCGATTGACCTAGCTTCTTTTAATGTAACTGATACTGGCCAAATTATAGGAACATCATATTTATTATCATTCGTTCTTATGTAATCCACATCTTCTGGCTCTTCAATGTTTAAACTCACTATCCTTACTTTTATTTTATTAAACCAATCACCCAACCCCGTCAATGTTAATCTCGACGGCGTTTGTGTTGCATTTAGCTGGCCCCCACTCTGCTCGGGCATCCTCCACCCTCTCAATCGTTGCACATACTTCCAATTTTTAGTTGCTTCGGCGTTAGATCTAGATACAAATCTTCCGTTTATAGAAAATTCTCTACTAGGAGTTCCCATGTATATCAGCATATTGGCGGCTTGTCTTATATCGCCAATTTCAAAATAGGATACGCTACCTGATTCTGATACTGTAGGTTGAACCTCGAATATGACATCTCCTGTTTTTTCACCTATTACCTGTTCTATTGTAGTTGTATTTTCTATCAAAATTCCTCTTCTATTAGGATCACCGGGTAATTCGGGCGCAAATGATTGGGGGCCGTCAATCGCCGTGGTGCTCGTAGTAGTAACCTCCCTTGTGGTACCAGTGCTTTCGTCAATATCATTTCCAGTTAATATTATTCTCCTATTTTTTGGAATTATTGATTTGTTTGCAGCCATAAGTTTATTTTAATATTGTATAACATATTTATCCTAATATTTAATTTCTATTTTCAACTTTTAATTAAAAGAATAAATAGTTTCACCTTAAATAATAAACAACTAATATGGAAAACCATACACAACAACAAAACAACCCTCTTATAGAAAAAAATAGGGCTGCGATCCCCGGAGTAGTATTCCGCCTTCCGTCTAGAGGAAAAATATATGATGAGGGCGTTTTAGCTGATAATGTAGAAGATGGCGAAGTAGTAGTTTATTCAATGAGGCTAAGAGAAGAACTGAAAATGAAATCAGTAGATTCAATTCTACAGGGAACTGCAGTTTCGGAATCTATTCAATATTGCGTCCCTGAAGTTATTGATCCACTAAAATTATGTCCTGAAGATGTGGATTATTTGATAACTGCCATTAAAAAGATGACTCACGGTAGTAATTTCAAATATAAAAATCATTGTATGAAATTGGATGATCAAGATAACGAGTCCAGCCCGGACAATGCATTAAATGAAATGAGTGAAACTGCTAGAACTGAAAATATTAAACTCCCTGAAAATGAAAACAAGTCCACAGAAAAAGCGGAAAACAAAATAGAGAGTAATATAAACAATTTAGGGGAAAATAGTGATATATGTGAATTCAATATATCTTTGGATTTCTTTTTGAATAATGCTAAAGAGTTAAACCTTGAAGAATATCAAGAAAAAAATCGTTTAGATCTCAATAATTTCTGTATAGAGTTCCATCCTATTACGTTCAAGGATTTCAAAGAGCTTAACACTCTTAATCTTCAAGATCAGGAAAATATGACCGATGAAGAATACTTCAATTTTGTTAATGAATTTAGTAATATCAATATTTCAAGAAGAATAAAAAAGGTTGACGACATCACAGATTCACAAATGATACATGAATGGGTAGAAACCTTGTCATTAGCTGATAGAGAAAAAATATTTAATAAAATTGCCGAGCTTCAGGACTGGGGTATTGATTTTAAATATAATATCAAATGTGAAAAATGTGGAAAAACTAAACAGACGGATCAAACTTATATTAATCCTTTGTATTTTTTTTTAACATATTAAAAACCCGTAATCAGGAACAAATATCAAAATATATGTACGCATTACGGAAGGGTAGTAAAAATCTTATACAGAGTGCTATACACATTTCGTATTTTATGCGGGGTAGTATTCAATATGAGGATGTTCTAGAAAGAACCTTTTTTGAACGAAATGAAATGATTAACTATATCAATGACAGGATAAAAAATGAATCACAAAAATACAAAGAAAGCAAAGGACAGCTTCCACCCATATACTAATATAGTTTCGATAGATCCATCTACTATATGTTCTGGAGTTTGTGTTAATGGAAAATTATATACAGTTACCCAACATCAGGTTGCATATACTAAAAACGATAGACTAAAGCGCTGGTTTGAGAGTTCTTCGTCTGTATGTGACATAATAACTTATCCCGCTAGAATAAAAACTGATACTTATTCAAATGAAGAAATATCCAAACTTAGCTATTATTCCAATATATCCAGTATTATTATAAATGCTATAGCTTCTAATATATCTGATCCTAGAAAGACGATAGTGTTATTGGAAGGCTATAGTTATAGTTCTAGGGCCGGGCATTTAATTGATTTAGTAGGGGTTTCTACACTTATACGTCTAGAGTTATTAAATCTAGAATACAATATAAGAATAGTAGCTCCTAGTGAGTTAAAGATGATGTCAGCAAAGTTGAGTTATGATCCTATAAATGTTGGAAAAAGAAAACCTAAATTAGAATGGAGAAATAAAAAAGGGGTGTCTGGTGGTTCATTTGATAAACATGACATGTTCAATGCAATACTGGATAGCAAACATACTACATCACCGTGGAAAGATTTTTTGAAAAGTTCGGCAGACGATATATTATCGATGAAATCTATCCCCAAACCTATTGAAGATGTTAATGACGCTTTTTTATTATATAAAATATGCGAAAATGATATTATATATTACTAATTTAAATCGTTGCTACTAACCTGAAGCTTCTTAAGATGATCTAACATTTCTTCTAAGGTTTCAATTGATGTATATATACTCGCTTGAACTTTCCTGTCCTTTAAACTAGATTTCAGTTGATGATCATCTAAAGCATAATTACTACTCAAAAGGTCGTGTAATTTTATTATTGGAAGCGTTATTGTATTCCTGAAATGATGTTCTGTAGAGTTATAATCCGTCTCAGTAATCATTCCGGCATACTTTTTTAACCATGACTTTGTTTCTTCATCCAATTTATTCATACTATTTCCTGTGTAAACCATTTTAATATATTTATATTATAGATTAATTAAGAACAAAATCTTGGTTGTTTTTCTGATAAATAATCTCATATTGATTATCAAATTAAAAATGAAAATACAAAATATATTTCAACTAGTAGAGCAGACTCTTATTGAAATCTCGAAATATGGTGGAGAATCTGCTACTCATATGACTGATAACGATTATCAAAGAGTTAAACAATTTCTGGGTAAGGTATTAGAAAAAATTCGCACAGAAAGTGATACTAATAGTATGCACCTTAAAAATTTAGCTGCTGCTCTGCAAAGTATTAGAAATGAATCAGCAGAAAAATATATGTTTGGTATATCATCATCTATTAAAAAATCAGCCGCCAATTCAGCCGATAGAGAGGATGATGAAAAAAGGATACCTGCATTTTCAGGGCCAGAAGAAAAGTGGAGATCCATTGGTACACGACAGGCAGAAAATGTGGCATTAGTAGCTGATGTATTAGACGACATGGGGTACGCCAACAAAGATTATGAGAGAGAAACTTTTAGAATTATTGATAGTCCGGCCATTGCTAGGATACGAGATATAGTCCGTACTGGCTTTGATAATGGAATGTCTACTGTAGATCAAGCATATAAAAAATTTGATGATCTTAAACATATTTATTCCGGAAAATCAGAACATCGCTTACAACCAGAGGAAGAACAATTATATGACCAAGCTGCCGTTAAAGAAATAACACCCAACGTAATGTCATTTTTAGCACAAATCATAAAAAAGAGAAAAAAAGGTGAAAAATGGCACGAACATATAGATCCTCGTAATTATGAAAACGTCCGAGATAAAACCATAGGATACTTTACATATGATCCACATGAGGCTGCAGAAGATTTAATAAAGTTGAATTTAGCTATAAAAACTAAATCTGGTACATATACTCTGAATAGGGAAGGAATCAAAAAAACAGTAAAAGATTTTATAGAAACTGCCGAATCTTTGTTATCCGGAGCAACATTGGTTGACCCAAGAAATAAAACCGGAGCACCCGGAGAAAATGAACGAAAAGTTCGAAACGTTATAGAATTCACCAAAAAACATTTTTCGGACAGAGTGTGGGATATGGCACAAAAAAATGTTTTCGAACTTATGCGAAACTTAGATGGGTCTGTAAAGAGTGCTTTAAGATTTTATATACAAACCAAAGACGAAATTGCTTCTAATACTGATACTCAAATAACAAGACACCAAAGAAATGTTGAAAGAACTATCATAGGAACCGTAATAGATTTTGCAACAGCTAAGTTTATTTTACGTAAAATGTTGTTTGATGCATCAGCAGTACTTGGTAAACCCAAGAAAAATGTCCCTAAAAATTTCGTCTTCCCCAAAGATGTTGCACTTGCTGGAAGAGCATATAGTAGAGGAGATCATAAAAGTAAATCCAGAGTTTAAATTGACAACTCCCTTCCCTCCCTGAAGGAAGAGATCTTCTTTGCTTTTTTGATAACTACAAAACTTGACACACCTATCTCAAGCATGTATAAATAATCCTGTTCCGGATTGTACATGAAATTCGGAGCGACTCACAATTTGGAAAATCTCGAACAGGCTGCGCATAACGATTTTGTAGACTGCCGGAACGAGCCGATACTACGATGAAAATGGTATCCTTGAAGTGCTCTAAGGTCTGGATGAGAGATTGATACGCTGAATAAGGCTTACGAGATTAGTTGATAGTGTATCAAATCTGGACTCATCGAAACGTTGTCATCATTCATCGTGATGATAGGGGCTCTAGATCCATTTGGATTGTGTGAGAGTCGGCGGTTGCTATCATGTAATGGCGATACCCTCAACGACAGTACGAGGGAATCACGCCGATCTGTCTAGGTTGGAGTGGGCAATTTCCTAATTAAAATTTAATTTTATTTTAATAAAAATGGGGGAGGGGAGGATTGTAAAAACTCTTAGAATTTAGGGTTTCAACTCTTAGAAATTTACTCTCAGAAGTTAAATCGAAAACAACAATTGTAAAAAAAGACAATAAAAATGCGAGCGTCAGCGAGTATTTTTATTGTCTCTCTCAAATGAAAACAATTTTAAATTTTCAGCCAAAAACTGCGTTTTTGACGGGAGTTCTTTTTACAAGAACTCCCTCTTCTTTATTACTGGTATTATATGTAATAACATGATATAATAAAATACCTGTACAATATGAAAGTATTTTTATAATTTGGAGAAATAAATGTCTTTACTAAATGAAACTGAACTCTTAAATAAAAAAGAGGAAGAGCTTATAAACAATTTAAAAACAAGAACCATAGACAATAGTTGGAGTACTATATTACCCAAATATTCGCCTAGAGATTCACAAAAACATGTAATGCAATGGATTAATGAATTACCTGCAAATGTTAAATACGTGATGTGTGAGATGCCTGTAGGTGGAGGAAAATCGCCCCTCGCCATGGCATTTAGTGGTTACATCAATAATGGAATGGGAAATGCCTTTATAATGACACCACAAAAGACATTGCAACGTCAATACGAAGAATCATTTGAAAAAGAAATATTAGCATCGGTATACGGGCGTAATAATTATAAATGCGAATCAAAAAATACTACATGTGATGTTGGTTCTGATATAAAACCCAAATGTGAATCATGCCCTGCAAGTCAAGCCAGAGAAATAGCTTTAGCTTCACCTAATATGATTTTAAATTATAGTATTGCATTGACATATTTTAAGTACCTCAGACATAAAATACCTGCACGGGATGTCATGATATTTGATGAATGCCATGTATTGGAATCACATTTGGTAGAATTCAGTTCATTGAATATTAGCAAGAATATGTGTAAGAAATATTTAGTAAAATTCAAAAAGCCGAAAGATTCTGATGATGCTATTCATTTTTTGGAAAATGTATATCATCCTGCTGTATGTGAAAAAATTAGTGAATACAGAAAACACATAATGCAATTAGAGAATTCTTTTACCAATAAGTTATCTAAGGCCGATATTAAAGTAATAAAAGCCTACAAGGCTGCTACAGAGCATAGAGACACAATTCAAGAGGTATTATCTACTGATAGAAAGTATTTTGATAGAAAGTATGTTCTCATCGTAGATAATGATTACTTTAAATTTAAAGAATTATTTGGTAAAAACAATTTTAGAAATTTATGCTTGCCTAAAGCTAATAGGTTTTTATTCATGTCTTCTACAATATTGGATAAAGAAGGTTTCTGTAATGATTTAGGCATTGATCCTGAAGAAGCTGCAATGATTTCGGTAGATTCAGAATTTAATGTAGAAAACCGAGAAGTGGTATATAAACCCATTATAAAAATGAATTATGGATGGCATAGCCAAGAGCGATCCAATGATAGAAAGAAAATGATTAAAACAATAAATCATATCTGTAATCATCATAAAGACGAATCAGGTATAATTCATACTGGAAGTTTTCAAGTATCAGATTGGATATTACATGCCATTGATGATACCCCACATGAAATAGTCCATCATAATCCTAGTGGTGAACGATCTAGAGATGATGCAATTGAATATTTTTTGGAGAATTCTCAATTGAGGCCAATGATATTGGTTTCACCTTCTGTTACTGAGGGTATGGATTTGAAGGATGATCGTGCTAGATTTGGAATCATTACCAAGGTTCCATATCCATTCTTGGGTGATGCATGGGTTAAAAGACGCATGCAACTGTCCAAAGATTGGTATAACCGTCAGGCTATTACAGGAATAATTCAGGGTTGTGGGCGTGTTGTACGATCCAAAGAAGATTGGGGACAGGTATATATCCTTGATGAGTCGTTTTCATATCTTTATAAACAGACGGTAAAGATGATCCCTCAATGGTGGAAAGACGGACTAATTGTACTCTAAGAGACTGTCTAATTGTACCTTACATGTATCATGGAGCATTTTTCTTGCCACGGCGAACGTTTTCTCATTCTCTATTGACAACGATAATTTTATATGATATAGTAAATAAATTACAAAAATATAATATAAAATGAAAATTCAAAAGATCTATATTATAGAGAATACAAGTGTTGCCCGAAATGATAAATTATGCCAAAGTTATGTTGGATTTATAGAACGTGATAGTGTAAAAAAGGTTAAATGCTAGAAATAAAAAAACCCGCGTTTGGCGGGTTTTTAATTGCTTCTCGTTCTTAAATAAAGTTAGTCTTTAATATATAGTCCATCGCCTACTAATGTGTTTGGTGTGAGATTTGAACCACCATCAGTACTCTTAGACTGCAGTATACTCGCCTCCGATATTTTTATATCATTAGAACTTTCACTAACTCCGTCTTTTCTCAATTCCGAGAATGATATCATTAGTTTACTACTTCCCCTGACCAATGCTGAATTATTGATTGCACCCGATAAATCAGATTGTTGTATATATGCACTGGATCCGCCACTTATTTCAATATTATTGTTATTAGAGTTTTTAGATTCACAGCCTGAGAGCAATACAACGGATTGTAGTAACACGGTAATATTGTTTAACCAAGAAAGGGCACCACCACTAAATGTAAACTCTTCACCATGTTTATTACCACTATTTCTAACATATGATTCAAAATCCATCGAAACAGACGAATTGTTGAATAGTAAAATCCCTCTACCCATGGCATTTTCTATCCCTGCTCGCTTACCACTCAATAACGGATGGTTAGAAGACGCAAAACTAAGTTTTGACGAATTACTGATAGAAAACAAATCCCTTCTATTACCGATATTGTTATTACCTGACTCCGGTGTCCCGCTTTCATCCATTCGCAATCTAGCCGCGAATAATGGAAATATTGTTTCAGATCCGTCTATAAACGGAATGCCGTCTGGTAAACTTAGCAAAAATTCTCTGGAAACTACATTTTCATCTCCTTCAGAGGTCAGAATAACATTTCTAAAATTATTTCCTTTGAACTCTAGATTTTCTTCAATGTAATAACCATCCAACATTCTTATTTCAACTTCTTTATTAATATTACCGAATTGGTTGAGATAATTGAATGCTGCATTGAGAGTAGAAAAGTCTCCATTATTTCCTACGGTAAACATATTTTGTTCGGGTGTGCTGGCATTCGAAGTTATTTGCTTTTTGATGGGTCTTTTAGCATTTTCACCATCGTAAACATACATGCTTTTTTGGATTAAGGTTTGTCATTAGTATCATTCCCTTTAAGTTTTTGTGCGGTTCTTAATATTTATAGAAACTGTTTTAAACAAATTACTTTTCTACGATATTAGAGAATCCATTTTTGAGTTCGATTTCTACACGTTCATTGAAAGAACTTTTAATTTCATCTCGATGTGATATTACGAACATTGATAGTTTATTATTCTTAGCGACATCCTTGATGACTTTGAGTGTCTTTTTGACGCCTACATTACTTAAACCAACATCCAAACATTCATCTAGAATGAAAAGATTTATAAAATTATGTTTTGATTGAAGAACGTCTCTAAATGCTAATGAAAGGGCAATATTGATCCTAGCCTTTTGACCGGATGATAGATTAGAATAGGAAATTTCTTTACCAAATTGACTAATTTCTGTAGACAGATCAGAAGTAAATTTAGCTTTATGTGGAAGCCCCATTAAATTGAGATAACCTTTTAATCTTTCATTCAAGAAAGGAAGGTACTTATCCATTAATGCTTTACGAATAAACGAATCCTTTTTAGTCAATAATTTTAACAAGAATTCCTGATGATTTATTTCATCAATTAGATTATCTATATCTTTATCCTTATTGTCTCTAGGTTCATATTTAGAAAGAGATTTTAATGTTTTATCGTATGGATTTTTTTGATCTTTAAGATATTCAAGTTTATCTTCTAGACTACTCTTTTTATTTTTTATTTTAAATAATTCTTCTTCAGATGTAAACAAACATTCTTCTTCTTTTTTATTAAACTCTTCTTTCAATTTTTTTTGTTTGTCTTGCAAACCATCCAATTTTAACCGTTTAGTATATATTTCATCACTTTTATTTTCATATGGATTACTAGATTCTTCCAAAGATTTAATATCTTTCTTTAGTTGATCCTTTTTTGTAGCATAACGGTCAATTTCTACTAATGACGAAAAATCCAATGAAGATTTCGATTCTTTGATATTTTTTTCTAAAGATTCGATATCTTTATCAAATGCGGTTAACTTCTTTTGAATATCATTTCTAGAAGTAGCTAGAGTTTCAATATTTGATTCTACAGTTTTAAGTTTTTCCTTGGCATCTTCATAATCTTGTAAACAATAAGGACATTTAGATTTTTCTAATTCCTTCTTTTCTTTAGACAACTCATTCATTGATCGATCAATGTCTTCATATTCACTCTGTAGGGTTTTCTTTTTTAGTTTATGATCCTTTAATGTAGTTTCATTCTCTTCTACAGATGTTATTATTTTTTTCTGTTCATTTAATTTTTTTGCAGAAATAGAATAGTTGGATAACTCATCTTTCTTCTTTGCAATATTTTTCTCTTTATCTGATTCAAATGAGTTGGCTTTGTTGGTTTCTTCTTGTATTCTGTCAAGTTCATCTGTTGTAGATTTCACTTTCCTTTCGATATCATCTAATTCTTTTTGTGTGTTTTGGAGATTCTTTAAAGATTCTAATTCTGAATCAAAATTTATTTCACCAAGAGATTTAATATTATTTTTAATATCATCAATTTGTTTTTGGGTAGATTCTACCCATGCCGCATGGTCTTGTTCAGCTTCTTCAAGCTGTTTTTTGTGTCGTGTATGTTCTTCTTTAATATCCTGATTACTTTCTTTGGCGTATTCGAGATCTTTTTTATTATTTTTTATTTTTTCTTTTAAGATATCCGCTTTATTGCTTAATTCTGTATATGAAAATAACTCTTCTATGATCCCTCGTTGTGTCGCTAATGGCATTTTCAAAAATGCATCCCCACCTGCGACATATGCAACTATTTTCCCAAATATTTCAAAAGGAATTTGTAATATATGTTCAGCAATGAATTTATTTGCATTTGAAACACTATCAGGTGTTATATCCGTTCCATTTTCTTCAATTTTGACCCCATCTCCACCCATTGCTTTATTTTTTCTAAATCTGTATATTTTGTATCTTTTTTTTCCAGCTTTGAGTTCTACAGTAACCAACATATCTTTATTATTGATATTATTGATCAATGCATTCTTTTTAGGGTTATCAATTCCTATAGCTTTGTCATATAAGGCCACAGATATTGCCATGAGAATGCTACTTTTTCCAGAACCATTAGAATCAAGTTCACCATTAGAAGAGGCATCATAATTAATACCAGAGATCAAGGTGGGATCATTTCTTTGTAAATCTATTTCAGTTTCATTATTTCCATATGATAGAAAATTTTGTATTTTGATTTTTTCAAAAACAATCATGATAATTCCTTATATATTTTTTTCAATTTTTCTGGTTTTATATTATCAGAGGTTATTTTATCCAGTAATGTTGTTACAATTTCTGTGGTAGACTCTGATTTTAAATCTTCTGGATCAATATTATCTCCTATAGTATAATCTTCTGTGGGTTCTTCTAGACGTAATTCACGTAGAGAATATTTTTGTATTAAATAATTTTTAATCTCTAGAATATCTTCATAGCCTAATTCTTTATCGTCTACTATACATTTGACTATAGCATTTTTTCTAAGTATTTTTTTAGGGGATGAAATTAGATCAGAAAAATCACAACTAATATAAGTCGGAGCGTCTTTCCAATTTATAAACGTTAAATCATCTGTCTCATATTCATATATTGCCATACCTCTATTTGTATCATTGGCGTCACTATAATCCATAGGAAAGGTGTTACCCAAATAATATACATTACCTTTATTCTGTCTTTTATGGAAATGCCCGGTAAAAATTCTGTCAGGTTTTTTAAAATCTTCATGCTCTGGTCCATGCTCTAAAATTTTTGTTTCGCCTGTGACAACGAAACCTTTAAATTCAAAGTGCCCGTATACAATATCATGTGAGTTTATATTTTTAATTTGCTCGGGATATTCGTCAGAAAATAGATATGGACAAAATAAACATTTCTTGTTTCCTATAACAGTAGAAAAGTTATCATCAATAATAAACATATTATCAAAGGGCTCAAAAATTCTAGTGTTGAATGAGTTTCTTGTATTTCTGTATACCAGATCATGATTTCCAATGATAAAGAAAAACGGAACAGACAGATTTTCTTTAATATGTTTGATACATTTGTGAGACCAATCCAGAGTTTTTCCAGATATCGAATCTCTATGTTCAAACCAATCCCCACAAAAAACAATATGATCCACTTTATGTTTTTTACATTGTTCCACGAACCATTTTATAAAATTAAAGCAGTCCCTATTATGTATTTCACTACTATTTTTTCTACCTAAATGAATGTCAGTAAATATTCCTGCTTTAGTTAACGTTTCAAATTTGATTTTTTTCATTTTGTTTATATACTTTCTGAGGTATGTAGTTTTTTAAAACTTGGATCATGTCGTTCAGATTTTTCAGATATTTTTCTATTGAAGAACTCGAACATATTAGTTTTTTTATCTATGTCATAATCTATAAACTCACGTTCAATCTCTGTAAGTATGTTATTGCGGGCATCATTATTTTCGATTAGCATTTCAATATGTTTTTGTAATAGATTTCTAAATCCATCGCTCATCTTATTTTCTTTAACGCTTTCTTCATACGCATTAGTAATCATTTCTTGATAATGTTTTTCGTGAAATGAATGGGAAGGTAATTCGCCTTCTTTTACAAGCATTGCATCTCGGATGTCTCTGTGGGCTTTCTCTTGGTACAAATATTGCCAAAATGCACGTTTAATAGTCTGCGTAAAATATGCAAATGGGTTGTCATATTTTTCAGGATTAAATGAATTCCATACTTTGCATACGATATAAAGGGCGTAACCTTCCATATCATCTACATACGTATATCCACTATATTTCCCTTGAGATGAATATCGTTTTACTAACAACATTATCATGTTAGCAAATTTATCTGTCATAGCACCCTGTTTTTTACTTTTGATGATTTCTTCCAACATATCTTTATTATTGATGTAATTTTTTTTCTTAGTCTTTTTAACCATATCAGATTCTCCATTATATTTTAATTATGATTAGATATTATATATGCATGATTTTTTGTAATCAAGCAATGTTTTATTATTGTTTGAACGATAAATATTTGTAACCCATGAATTTTTAATATATTACTAACATGTCGTCAGAAAGAGAATTAAGTGATTTGTTCCAAAAAATGATCAGAAAGCTTGATAAGATAGCTGATTCTGGTTCTTCTTCATTTGCATCGTATGGTGGCGACTCTCAGTTTGTGAGAGATGGCAATACAAGCCATGATCCGATAACTGCTGTAAGAAGTACAACTAGAGAAATGGATAATTTCAGAGATTCCATACGGAATGTTATGGATATCAATAAGAAAATATTTAAGTCTATGTTGGATGGTATACCAGTATATGGAAAATATAATAAAGCCGTAAGAGATGCTACCGAAGAAATAAAAAAGCAGTCTAAGGGGCAATCAGATGCATTCAAGAAATCCGCACATGCGATGAATGAGTTTGTTTCAAATGTGGGAGCTAATTCTAAATCGTTCGAAAAAGTAACAAATACTATGGCTAAGGTATATGATTCTACTAATAAATTAAAAGATTTAACCAAGAAAAGAACAGCCTTAGAATCAGAAATAAATTCCTCCCTAAAAAGACTGGGAGTGCGACAGGAAAAAATCGACTCTGAATATAGGGATATTCCAAAAGTTTTAAAAAATGTAAAAGAACGAATTAAAGCGGAAACTGATAAGGGCACTAAACGAGAATTAGAACAAACTAAGAAAAAATTAGAAAAACTAAATGAAATACCTGAAGCTGTTGCACAACTCAGCGCGGTAATGAATGATAATCAGCTGAAGAAGTTGGCCGAAAAGCATCCAGAATTAAAATCTATATTAGATCCCTTGTTTAAAAGACTAGACACTCTTTTGCGCGTAGAAGAACTAGGCTATAAACGTAGTACTAGCATAGATGAATTAGAATCTAAATTAGAAGACTCCACAGAATCTAATGATGGACTGAAAGGGGCATTATCATCATCAACTACTTGGATGCAAAAATTAGGTAAAATGTTTGATGAACGCTCTAGGGATCTAGAACGGGCATTAAATAACTTACGTAAATCGCTGGGAGCAGCTTTAGGCGAGAGCATTTCTAAGGAAGCTAATCTGCTAATGATTAGACAGAGGTTTACTGGCAATACAAATGAATATTCGGCCCGCATACCTGCGCTCACTATGGGAATGAGTGAAGCCGACCTTCTTGGATCAGTAGCAGAAAATCGAAACGTCATTCGGAGAATTGCACAGGATAGTGGCATGGCCGGTGGGGCTGGAGAATTATTACACTCTAATCAGTTGAGGGAGTTACAAAGACTTTCTAGAGAAATGGGCTATATGGGCAAAGATGGCTTAGATAACATAATAAAAATCTCTGATAATTTGCGCGTATTAGGCGTAAATTTAGATCCCAAAAACATAAAAGATTCTGTAGAATTTTATAGAGATACCTTTAAAGACCTTGGAATTACTCAAGAACAGATGAGGAGATTTTTTGCTGATATGAGCAGCGAAGGAATGTTAAGAGTATTAAGTGCAGGGGAGGATGCCAGATTAGCTTCTATTGAATCAATGCAGGATGAAGTTGAATTTAGGGGAAAATTGGCAAGAGTGCTTAACCAAGAACTAGAGATACAACAAAAGAGAGTTAGAGAACTTGCAGGTCTAGCATATGGTGGGCCGGGTGAGGCTATAAAGCGATCTATAGGTGTCCAAATTTTAGCTGAGCAGGCTGGCATGGATCAATCAACAGTAAGATTGTTGGGGGAACAAACGAGAACAGGGGGTGTGAGCTTATCAGGTGAAGAAAGGCAGGCAGCAGCCACAAACTACAATAGATTGGTCGGAGATATTGGGGGATTATTACATGATGCCGTTCGTGCTGATGACACTGGTATGAGAGCAATGCTGACTCAAGTTATGGGCATGGCAGGTGTTGAAGGTAGAGACGCAGTAGAAGCATATATCAGAAGAGGTGGAGATTTAGGTGAGTTAAGTGTTGAGGATGTTTTAAGCTCAGCACGGGCTGAAACAGAAAGAACTGCATCAGAAGTCGGAAAATGGGGCCATGCCACAGTAACTACTCTAGAACATATGCAGGGAGCTTTACAGAGTTCAATAGGAAAAGCGGCCGGTGGCATAATTTCCGCAATTTGGGAGGCGGTAGGTGTAGGGATAAGCGCCGGTCTCGCCTCTAGAATTGCTCGCCATGGTTCTATCATTGGTGGCCGTGGCACTCGATCATTTGGCCGCCGCGCGATGGGTATTGGAGGTAAAATTTTACGCGGAGGAGGCCCCGTAGCACTAGCCGGTATAGCGGCATCATCTTTAGCCCCAGAAGGCCCCCAAGGTGATCTTCTTCGGACAGGAGGAAATACTGTCTCTGGTGCCGGGACGGGAGCACTTCTGGGGTCTGCTATCGCACCCGGATTAGGTACTGTAATAGGTGCGGCTCTAGGAGGTCTTGTTAGTGGCGGTTTAACAATTAATGCAAATAGGAAAAGAGGTGAAGAAAGACGACGGCAGCAACTGATGACCAGAGCGGTCTCTCATATGGCCATGGGAAATTTCGGTGCAGAGCAAACACCCGAACTCACCGAAAGAGAAAAACAGCTACGAAGTGATTACGAAGAAGCATTTCGTAATAACGACCAGAGTAGGATGAGAGCTATAATGAATCAACTTGAGCATGGTTCTCATGGTTTAAGGACTAGAAGTTTAATGGAAAACATAGATAGGTTTTCAAATATGCGGAGGGGAAGACTTGTTCCATCAGGAACAACCATTACAAATGAAATGACTGGTGAAGAAATCCCTATGTATAAAGCAGTAGAAACGGAAAGGTCTAAAAGATATGCTAGAGCAATAGAAGAGGATATTACTAGCTATTTAGATACCGAAGAATTCGCGAATTTAGCAGTTCGTGAGCCAATAGAAGTATTATTACGCATGATAAAATCAAATAGTATAACATTGGAAAATGAAGAAGACACCATTAAAATGCTTAACGCAAGATTAGAAACTATAGCGTTAAATACAGAATTAGGTTACAAAAAAGTTGATGAGGGCAATCAGGATATGAGAAATCATTTTAGTAAAATGTCAGAAGATGAAATAAGAAATGCTATTGAATCATCTCTAACGGCACAACGAAACCAAGCACAAAATAGAATAATAGGACAAACCAGAAATTTCTCAGAACGAGAATAATTTTTAATATATCAACCACACATTAAATACATAAATATCATCATATTGAATAATATATAAAATGGCAATTACCAAATTTTATAAAGTAGTAAGACCCCAAGGAAAAGACTCTGAAGTTTATACAAACCAAGATTTATATGGATCTGGTGGCGTGTATGGAAGAAGCTCTTGGTACAATAGGATGGTCAATGGATCCGCTTCTCGTCGTAATCAATATAGAGAATATGATTCTATGGACAATGACTCTGATATCTCTTTAGCGTTAGATTATATTGCAGAAGAGATGACAGGGAATAATCCTAAAGAAAAAGATGCTCTTGAGGTGAAAATAACACCACAGCCAAACCAAGAGATAACGACTACTACATCAATGACTCTCAGAGCAGCATTGCAGACATTCATAAAGGTCCAATGTTTGGAAAATAATAGATTATTTAATATATGTCGCTCCACTATAAAATACGGAGATTTATTTTTTATACGTTCTAGAAAAAATAACGGAAAATGGATATATGCACACCCCAAAAATGTTGAGAGCGCCATTGTTTCTAAAGAAGATGTTACAAACGTTAAAGCATGGAATATAAAAACTGAGGTAGAAAGTACACCATATAGAAATTTTACTGGAGCATCTTACTCTAATCCGTATTCTAGCGAAGAATCACAAATGGCACAACCATTTTTAGCAAAAGATGTTGTTAGATTTAGTTTATTTGACGAAACTTCTGAAGAAGCACCATTCGGATTATCTATTTTGAGGCCAATATACAAACCATTTAAACAGAAAGAACTTTTAGAAGATTCAATTGTTATATACAGAATTCAGAGAGCACCTGAACGAAGAGTGTTTTATATTGATGTAGGTAGATCTCATCCACATAATGTATCTCAAATTTTAGAAAAGGTAAAAAATGATTTTAGACAGAAAAGAATTCCTACGACTCACGGGCATGGACATGGCCACCACGGGGGACATTTCAAGAATCAGGGCCAGTCGCAGGTAGATGCGGTTTATAATCCACAATCCATGCAGGAAGACTTTTTTCTGGCGGTGCGGCCTAATGCTACTGGAAGTCGCATTGAGACTCTACCGGGCGGTCAGAATTTAGGAAATTTAGATGATTTACATATATTTTTTAGAAAGATATGGAGAGGCTTGAAAATACCCGAGAGCTATATTAATACTCTTGAAGGTGATGGTGGTTCAGGGACTTTTAATGATGGTAGAGTGGGTATTGCCCTTATGCAAGAAGTTAAGTTCAGCTTATATATTGAGAGGCTACAGTCGTTCATAGAAAAAACTTTAGATGAAGAGTTCAAACGTTTTATATATGAAAATGGAATAAATATAGATCCTACAATATATAAAATCACATTACCGTCGCCGTCTAACTTTAAGAAGAGTAGAGATCAAGAAATTGATACTGCACTTATTAATACCTATATAAATGTTAAAGACGATAATAATTTATCTAAGAGATTTGCCCTCAAGAAATATTTGCAACTTACTGAAGAAGAAATGAATCTCAATGAAAGAATGCTTAGAGAAGAAAAGGGTCTCCCTATCAACGGTGGAAGAGAAGACATGCCTAAACTATATAACCCTGAAGAAGCAGAAGCTGGGGGGTTCGAAGGCGGGTTAGGTGGCGCTCCTTCAATGGGAGGAGCAGAAGGCGGCCTTGGTGGATTAGACGATGAAAACGAAGAGGGAGAAGACCTTGGTGGATTAGAGGACGAAGCCAGCCCCGAAAGGATGAAAGGCGACGAGGGCGAAGAAACTGAAACACCAGAGAACACATCATAACTCAGTACTAGGATCCCCATAAGAACTTAGATGAAAACAGTTTTTTATCTTTTTTGAAAAAAATCTAAATAAATATATGTATAAATATTAAATTATTACAAGGAGTTATTAATGAATACAAAATCTAGAAAGTTTTTAGAACAGTTTATTAAAGAGCATGGTGCAGCACAGGGTTATAGTGAAAAGTTGGATGAACTGTTTAGTGATTATTTAACGGAAAATTTTTCAGGTATTATTGTTGAAGATCACGAAAATAGAATGACCGCATCTGAAATGGCTAAGCATATAAAGAAGCTTTACAAAATGTGTGAAGATGAAAGCATTGAAAAGAAATTTCTTAAGCACCTAGGTAAGGCAGTAGATGTTGATAATTGCTCTGAAAAAGATATCAAAAAATGTGCCGAAAGGTTATGTAAGGAAAATGATGCAAAATGTGATGACGTTATCCACGAATTAGAAGATATGGTAGATTACGCATATGATGAACCGGATGACGAAGACGAGGACAATAAAAAGTCAGAAAAGAAGTTAGATGAGGCTACTAAGGGTTCCATTATACGTAAGGGCAATGAAAAAATGGTGGTATTAGACAATTTGGGTGGCGGAGATGTGAGAGCCGCCCGCATACATCATGGGAAACCATTATATCGGACTTCAACTTTAGTTAGGAGTGGATATTATGTTGATACTGGTGAAAAAATTAAAATAAATGAGCCTGTGTCTTCTAGGGAGAGAGATCCCTCTAGTGGGGGGTTTGAAGACCATTCAGTCAGCCTATGATTATTTATGAAAATACAAAACGTCTTAGATACCGGCCCTAAGAAGTCTGCCATGGATTTGTGGATGGATAATTTGTATACTACAAGCGGCAAAAAGAAAAAGAAAATTCTTCCTAAACAGAAAAAAATATTTTTTGGAACTGATTATGGACCAGATGATAAGAGGTATAGGAAATAATGAACAGATTATTCAGACGAAAAATATTAGAACGAATAGATTATTTTAATTATATCAATCCAGATATATTCTATGATGATAAAAAAGATAATGATAAGAATAAAAATAAAACGTCAAAAAAAGTATCTAAGGAAAAGACATATAGGAAGGGCAATAAGCATTTGTCAAAGAAACAGGCAAAAGATATTAGAAAGTATATGCAATATTCTAATGCTATAAGTGAATAATTATAAATAATGTTAAATAATAAAAAAGGTAACTTGATTATGCAAAAAGAGAAATTAACAAAAGTAATTGATGGTTTAGCTGAAGGTAATGATGTTAAAAGTCTTTTGTCTTCGATAATTACTGAAAAAACTAGGAAAATTTTAGGAATTGTCACAGAAACGGATGAATCAATTCACATTAAAAACAATGATGTTTTTGTTGGTAAACAGAAAGTTGGAAGTTTTACCGTAGAAGGCGATGACATTGAATTTGTTGATAGTGAAGGGAATTCTAAGACTTTTTCTACGGATAATGAAATGATGGAATATGTAGCTGCGTTGAACGAAGGTGAAACTGCAAAAATTGCTGTACAGCGTAGAGAAGATCGTTTGAAAAAAGTACATAACCGTCCACACGATAAAGATTCTCCAATGGGAGAGTATAAGAGAACCAAATTGGCGTCATATCATAAAGATCCTAGAATGGAAAATCCTAGTAACCATGAACATGGAAAGGATGACCCGTCAAGCAAGGATCTGAATGATACTTCAAGTGGTGGATCACAGAAATCTACAGATGGTCCTACAGGAGACTATGATAAACATGAACTATCTTCTAAGCATAAGGATAGTAGAATGGAAAATCCTAAAAAAAATGAACATGGTTTGGATGACCCATCTTTTGGTGATGAGATTACTTCAGGTGGTAAAGAGGGGTCCTCACCAGATAAAGAATATGATATAAGAAAAAAACATAAAAAAAATGACCACACGGTGTAAGTGATAATATGCAAACTCTTATTGAACATATCTCGCCATCCGATGCTCACATAGTATGCGAAAATGCAAATGATTCTAAGTCCATGTGGCTTAACGGAATCTTTATGCAAGCAGATGTACAGAATAGAAATAAACGAGTATATCCAGTCTCAGAAATGACAAATGCTGTGGCCAAAGCTTCAGAAACCATTAAAGAAAATGGTGGAATTTTTGGAGAACTCGACCATCCAGCGGAGCTAACCATAAACATGGATCGAATATCACATGCCATCAAAGAAATGTATGTTGATGGAAACAATGTGTACGGTAAAGCACAATTACTAAAAACCCCCATGGGATTAATTGCAGAAGAGCTTGCACGTTCTGGAGTTCGTTATGGAATATCAAGTCGCGGTGCCGGTCAAGTGAATGAAAGTGATGGCCAAGTAAGCGGGTATATATTTGTTACTGCTGATCTTGTAGCAACCCCCTCTGCCCCCGGCGCATTTCCAAAACCCGTTTATGAAGGACTACAAAACAGCAAAGAGGGAAATAGAGTTCTGTCTCTATCAGAAAGCATGCAACACGACGAATCTGCACAAAAATATTTTCAAAAATCTATTATACAATTTGTTGAAAATGTTTTTAATAAAATGTAAATGTTGAAAAAACACACCTTTCATGATATGATATCATGAAAGGTGTGTTCAATTATTATAATGTCTGCAGAAGAGTTATATTTTCTAACCGAAAAATACCCCCCAAGACGCAGCACATCTAATGTGCGTATAAAATATCCTAAAGAATACGAAAAACTAATAGAATTAACAAGTTTCTTACCTGATACTGCAACAACATCCCAACGCTTATGGCATGTTCGCCATGATAAATTTGAATTCCCTATATGTGAACATGAAGATTGTATTAAACCCACAAAATGGACTCCATCATATTCAGATTATGCACGCTTTTGCTCTACAAGATGCTTCAATAAAAATAAAACAAAGAATGCAGAAATTAACAAACATCGTAAAAACATAGAAAAGTACGGTGAAAACTATGAAGATTTGACGACATTAGATAAAATGAAACTAACTAATGTTAAACGATATGGTGTGGATAACCCATTTAAAAATGTCAATAGGATACGAAAAAGAAATAATGAAAAATATGGATGTGATTTTCATTTTCAGCAACATTTATCCGAAGACTCTTTGAGTAAATTGAATGATAAAGAATGGTTAGTTGAAATGAATCATAATCAGAAACGTAGTTGTGTAGAAATTTCAGAAAAATTAGAGGTTAATAATTCTACAGTAAATAAAGCAATGTATAGACTAGGGCTTATACCTAGTTATCTCTATTCATCAAGTTACTCTGAGAAACAATTAGCAACATATTTAAAAGATCAGCATATTACAGTAGTCGAAAATGATAGGTCTGTCATAGCCCCGTTAGAACTGGATATTATGCTACCAGATTACAATCTAGCGATAGAATATTGTGGATTGTACTGGCATAATGAACTGCACAAAGATAATAATTATCATGAAAATAAGTACAAAAAATGTAAAGAGATAGGAATTGATTTATTAACCATATATGAAGATGAATGGCATGATAAATCTGAATTAATAAAAAAGATGATAATGCATCGAATAGGAATGAATACAGCTACTAAAATATACGCTAGAAGTTGTAAAATAGCTGAGGCGTGTTCAATGGATAAAAAAGAATTCTTTGATAATACGCACATTCAAGGAAATGGCCCAAGTTCTATTAATGCAGGATTATATCATAATGGTAGTTTAGTGGCTTGTGTGGGGCTGATAAGAACTAAAAATGAAAAAATGGTATTGAATAGATTTTCTACAAAATATATTGTCCCCGGAGCATTTTCGAGATTGTTAAAATATATATTAAATAAGTATAAACCAAGCGAAATAATAACATTTGCGGATCTTAGATGGGGAGATGGGAAATTATATCAAGCTAATGGTTTTACATTAGATAAAAAACTAAAACCTGATTATTATTATGTTTATCAAAATAAACGATTTCATAAATTTAATTTTAGGCATAACAAACTCAAAAAACTATTATCTTATTATGATAATGATAAAACTGAACATGAAAATTGCGTAAACAACAATATTTTCCGAATATATGATTGTGGAAAATATAGATACGTTTTAGGAAATGACTATAAATAGATCATAATAATAATAAACAGTAGTAATATTTGGCCCCGTTAATTGGGGCCTTTTTTCGTCCCTAAAAATAACTTCTAAATATAAGTGCTTATACAGACGAGGTAGCATAACATGGAATATAAAGAAGAGTTTTTTGGAACGTTAATTTTGAAAGTAGTAAGGGATGATAAAAACCCAAATAAAGAGTATGTAAATTGGGTTATCGTCGATACTGAAAAGACGGTGGATAGAGAAAGAGAAATAGAAGATGGGGATTTCTTACAAGTTTTTGATGGCTCTGGCAGATTGATGTTGAATAAAATAATATATAGAGATTATGATAGTTTATATGATCATAGACATGGTATCCAATTATACAATGGAATGCGCGTGGCTTGGTTACCCACGGGAATAGAGACTGGATTTTGGAGAAGTCTTTTTTTAGATCAAGCTAGAGCAAGATTGCTCAAAAGAGATAACGAGGATTGATAGTGCCATTATTTGAATTTAAATGTAATAAGTGTAACAAGAGCATTGACAAAATAATGTCATTTGCAGAATCAGAAAAATATGTTGTTCCATGTGAATGTGGAACAGGAGAAATGAAGAAAACGTTAGTTAACCAGTTCAATGTGAAATATAAAGGAAATTGGTTTTCAAAAAATAAGACATATTAATAAAAAGGGGAGAATTTCTCCCCTTTTTATTGCACAACTTACTGATAATATAGATTTTTTATTAGTATAGATAAACGTTATAGAAAAAAAATGAAAATATTATATAAAAATATAATTAAAAAAAATCCAATAAAAACAAGTACTTATAAATTAATTAAATTATTGTAAATTATTTCTTTTGATTGTAATAAATAATTTACGTAAATTTTATACTCAAAAATTAAGAGGAGAATTCAGACATGGATGAGTTGCTGCAAAAACTAGTCGAAAGTGAGCTTCTGACCGAAGATACCAAAAAACAACTGGAAGAAACTCTATCGCGGAAGATGGAAGAAAAAGCTCAGCAAATAAGAGAAGAGGTCGAGGCTGAAGTTAAGACCGACCTCGCTGAAAAATATGCACAGGATAAAGAAGAGTTGGTTGAAGCAATGGACACCGCTCTGGAAAAAGCTCTAAATGAAGAAATAGCAGAACTTAAAGAAGATATAGAACGGTTCAGAGATCTGGAAGCTGAGTATGCTGAGAAGTTAGTGGAAACTCGTCAGCAGATGGCCGAAAATGTAAAAAATGATATGACCAAGCTCTTAGAAGGATTGGACGCTTATGTTGATCAAAGATTGCATGCAGAGCTTGACGAACTCAGGGAATCAATTGAAGATGTTCGTAAAGAAAATCATGGGCGTAAGATTCTAGAAACAATCGGTGAAGAATACCGAAGAATGTTTACTGAAGAAGATGACTATGAACAGAAAGTGCTGGAAAAAGAAGAGGCCTTAAACAAAGTTAACGAACAGCTTAAAGAAGCAAAAGATAGATTAAGATCAGTTGAACGTGAGCAGAAGATGGAAGATGTACTTGAAAGTTTATCTGGTCAGAAAAGAGAAGTTATGGCTGCAATTCTGCAAGGTATTCCAACAGAACGCCTTGATGAAGCGTACCGCCGTTACATTGGTAAAGTTTTAAGAGAATCTAATGAAGATAGTTCGGAGAAGGATAATTCAGTACTTGCCGAAGGAAAAAACGAGGAAAACACGGATAGTGATGATTTTGTAGTAGCAACCGGTGATTCTAAAGTTGTTGTTGAAGATGTTGACACAATAACAGAATCGGTTGATGGCTTCCCAAATTATAAACTTGATGAGGTAACTCGTAACCGTTTGAAAATACTGAGTGGTATCAGTTAACCAATAATAGTGTGTAAAAACATAATAGTTAATAACAATAATAAAGGAGACTATAAAAATGGACGATAAACAAACACTAGTAGAAAATTGGAATGAGACCAAGGATGTCCTTCTTAGCGGGCTTAAGCCTTCACAGAAAGAAATCGTTGGGCCTCTTCTAGAAAACCAGCGCAAGCATATGTTGAATGAATCTGCTGCACAGGGTGCGGTACAATCTCATGATGTAGCAAACTTTCGTAAAACATTGCTTCCGATGATTCGCCGTATTATTCCCGGAACAATCGGGAGTGAAATCGTAGGTCTTCAGCCTATGTCAGGACCTGTATCACTTGTTTATACGCTGAGATACAAGTACGAAGAAGATATGACTCATAATCCTGATCGTTCACCATTTGGTGGATTTGATATCGAACCGGGGGATGAAGCTTTTGGAAATGACAAGTTGATTCGTCAGTTCTATGCTGGACAGGTTGCAGAATCAGGTACACCATTTGAAGGTATTGATCAAACTGCAGGGGCTTCTGGTATTGCAGGGCCAAATGCTGCTGAAGCTGATATTGACGCTGATACAGCCGATGGTCAGGGTTGGCACTCTGAAGAAGACGTAACCACATATGAAACTGGAACTACACTATTCGGTGAGCCAGTTGGTGGATCGTTGAAGGGTGGTTCTGGTAGCTTGATAGAAGGTTCAGGCGGACGTAAGATGACCCTAGAGATCATCAACCAAGCCGTTGAAGCTCATACCCGTAAGCTACAAGCAGGTTGGACAATGGAAGCAATGCAGGACATGGATAGCCAGCATGGTATCGATGTTGAGTCAGAGCTTACCAAGGCACTATCTGCTGAAATCGTGCAGGAAATTGATGCTGAAATCATCACTGACCTTCTTTCACTAGCAGGAACAGTCAGAACATATGATTTTAACGCAACAGGTGGTTCTAATGGTTATGCACCAGCCTTCGTTGGTGACCGTTTCGCTAACCTAGGCGTTCGTATCAACGAAGTTGCAAATGAGATTGGCCGTAAGACACGTCGTGGAGCGGGTAACTATATCGTTGTATCACCAATGATTGTTTCTGTTCTACAGTCTGCAGCTAAAGCAGTATTCGCTCCAGCAGTTGAAGGTAGCTTCAAAGGACCCAACAACACATATCTAGCCGGTATTCTAAACGGTCAGATTAAGGTCTACAGCTACTTGTGGAACGCTGCACAGCCAACTGATGGTGAAGTATTTAGTGCAGGTCAGGGTCTTGGAAATGATCAGGTCCTAGTTGGATACAAGGGTGGTAACGGTGAAGTAGATGCCGGTTACTGGTATGCACCTTACATCCCACTGATGAGTACAGGCGTTGTTGTTAACCCAGTTACCTTCCAGCCTGTAATGAGTCTAATGACCCGTTACGGTAAGGTTGCTCTAACTGACACGACAACATCTCTCGGGAATTCTGCGGACTACTATGGTAAAATTAATATTACTAACCTAGCATTCATTTAATCCGCAAAAGAGTTAAAACCCCCTGAAAGCCCTGCAGTTGCAGGGCTTTTTTATTTCTATAAAAGGAACACTGCAAACTACTTTCGTTTTCAAGTTCAAGCTATTATAATAAATATATCAAAAGGTAGTTTGTTATGAAAAAAGAATATTATGATTATATTGTTAACGAAATAAAACTAAGGCCCAAGAATATAGATTTGGGCACAAATAATGTACAGGATATAGAATGTCTTTTATGTGGTAACACATTTAAGGCAGGCGTGAAAGGTAAGGTAAATAATTATAGAAAACATGGGATGAAAGGGTGTAAAGAATGTACTTCAATCCAAAGATATGAAAATATAAGAAATGATAGAATAAAAGAATTAGAGGAAAAATTTGAGCTATATAATATTGACCCTAAGACTGTAAATAATATGTCTATGGTTAAAGTTCGCAATAAAAAATGTGGTCACTTTTTTAAAGTAAAATACGGAAATCTATTAAATCGTGACGTAAATTGCCCCATATGCAACACAGAACGAAAAAGAGAGCAATTTAGACAATTTAATGACGAGCGCCATGAAGAGTCATACTTATTGAAAGAAGGTTTCGACGCATATAAACAGAAAGTGTATAAGTTCACTAGAGAAACATATAGAAAACATAAAGACAAGATCAATCCTGAGAACCATACAAGAGTATTAAGTGGTGAGAAAGGCTACCATTTAGATCATATCATATCTGTAAGAAATTCCTTTGATTTAGGAGTCCCACCAGAAGTATGTGCAGATTATAGAAATATGCGCATGGTGAAATGGAAGGATAATAATAAAAAGTGGAAGCGCTCTTCTCTTAGAATACCAGAACCCTATTATCCATATGTTAATAATACATCAGATGAATTTATAAAAATAATGAACAATTCTGTAAAAACAGATTTTAATGCATATGTAGATTTCTCTAAATTCATGCTGACCCTATATAATGAAAAGGAAAAATTTGGTATATATTACGCTCCACTTTCTACTAATACACAGCAGATATTAGGCTCTAAGAATTATTTTAAGCAGATGAAGGAATACTTTGCTGAAAAAAGTATCACATTATTAATAATATTTGAAGATGAATGGATCAAGAATAGATTATTAGTTATCGACAAAATACAACATTATATGAACCAGAGTGAAAAGACTACCATATATGCTAGAAAATGTGAAATACAGGAAATAGGAGTAACTGATAAGAATAGTTTTTTGAATGCAAATCACATACAGGGTACTTGTGTAAGTCAAATAAATTTGGGGGCCTTTCATGATGGAAAATTGGTAGCAGTTATGACATTTTCTAAGCCTAGAATATTGATGAATAAAAAAGAGCAAGCTGGAGGCGTGTATGAACTTGCGAGATTTGCGACAGATGTACAATATCGTATACCGGGAATTGCCTCTAAATTGTTGAAACATTTTCAAAGAAACTATAATTATAGTGAGATATATTCATATGCAGATAGGCGCTGGTCCGATGGTAACCTTTATGAAGTATTGGGATTTGAGAAAACAATTGTCAACCCACCAAATTATCATTATATTATAAACAACCAACGAAAACACAGATGGGGTTATCGAAAGGATGCTTTGAAGGAGAAATTCCCGGAGAGATATAATAAAGAGTTGACAGAATATCAAAATATGCTTGAAATGGGATATGATAGAATATGGGATTCTGGTTCGATAAAATATGCAATATATAATAGTTATTAATTATATCAACAAATGTCTCATTTGTCAACAATTAGTTTTTTGGACGAGAGGAACTACAGATGCCTCTCATTAAGGATTCCTCCTTCCTAGAAATGTTAATTGCTGCATTTAAATCTGCATTTTGAAAGCAATGTTTTGGTTTGAGAAGTGATTTCTCTAGGAAGTAATTTTGGAATGTCATCTCCAGATCAAATCAATTATTTGTTTAACAACATTTCGGTATTCATCAATGATCGATTATGATGAAGAAGGATCGAAACCAAGTTGGATACATGTTATGTATGCTCCTAAATTAAAGAGTGGAAAACATTTTGAAAGATTAACAGGATTTAAATTAGATGATCTGATTATGTATGCGGCAAAAATATCCAGTAATAGATCACTTCCACAAGCTGCCCGTAGAAAGTTCTCTAAAGAATTCTCTGCGAGAGTATGGGAAGAAGACACGTTTGCGCATGATTTTGTATCATTCGTAGGTAACACTGAAACATATTTACCAGACCTTCTCAGATATAGTAATTGGGGTGTATATAACAACATTCCAGTAATAATAGATTTAGGATTAAGCAAAGATGTCTACATACAACACTACTCCTGATGGTGTTTCTAACTTAACACAAACATGTCTATAAATATCAGAAGGAAATAAAAAGGGTTATATAGTTTTGAAAAATATCAAAGAATTATCTTTTTCGGAATATTACCGTTCGAAACAAAAGTTGTTAGAAAGGGCGGAAGATACACCTAGGATGTACTCGGTATATGAACTTACAACATATAAGAAAGTTCCGTTAAAAGATTCTTATGACGAAGATGATAAAACCTATATTAGCTTTAAACCCAAGGACCGGATAAAAATATTATGGGAATATGAAGATATTTATTATCCTACTGCTAGAAATTTTGTGGTATTATCTGAAAATAATTCTAAAACGTATTATCCCTGTTGGGGAAGCAAGAAGCTCTTAAAATGGGTTTTGGTTAATACTAGAGAGGTTACTGATGAATGAAATACAGTTAAATCCAACGGTGTATAAAAATCCATATAATGAAAAAGATTTTTTAAAAATGGGTGACAAGATAAACAAATTATGTCATAAAAAATTTGATGTTCATTATCTATATATTTTACAAAATGAATTAGAATCTATAGATAATGAAAATAATAAACTATTCAATAAAAAAATAAGAAATGAATTAAAATCCCGAATGTTAGAATATACAAAATATTCTCCTTGTGCAGAAATTTTTTATTCATCTATATTTTGTGAACTATTTAACACTTATAAAAATGAACCGTTATCCGATCTTATTTTTTTTATTGAAAGATTAACATTAATGTCTAAAAATGCTGAAGAATAGAATAAATATTAGTTAGTGTTCTAAGGGGTTTAAAAAGATTTTAATCATGATGGATATTCTAGAGTTTTTAAAAGAGTATGGTGTAGGGGGTATAATAGGTCTAGCTATTGGTGGGGGGCTTTATGTTTTATGGCAATCATATGTGAAATATATTTTCAAAAAATTGTATGATAGATACGACACTAAGCATGATATTAAAAAAGAAAAGAATTATCTCGACAACAGAAAAAAGGCACTCCAATCTCAAGAATTTTTCCCCAATATTAAGTTTAAAATGAATGTAGATATCCCATCAGAAGATTTTTCCATCGATGAAGGCCGAAGATGTTTATACAAAAACATTATGTTGGCATTATTTGAATCATATTATAATAATATGATTGAATTTTCTAGGGGGTTAGACACTTCATGGGATAACAATGAATGGGCAAATTCCCTGAATAGTGTAAATTATAAAATAATCGAAGATTTCAAGGCTAATTGTGCTCAGAGAGAAATACCTAAAGATATAGTAAAATATTTTATTATTTGGTTCACCCCAATTATGAAACAGATATATTTTTATGTTAAAAAAATAGCTGCAATGAATAATAAAAATTCAATAGAGAATACTAATACTTATTTATTATTGTTAGAGCTCATATTAATGAATACTTTATCAGATATAAAGAATTTTGATATGGCCGACAACCATTTAGAGGGTTTGGAATATAAGGGGAAAATAATAGATAAGTTTGAATAAATACTAGACATGAAATAGTTAATTAGAATATGTCTATATATGATTCATTTGCAGATAAACCTAATAGAATTAGGGAAGAAGGGCAAGAAATAACATTAAGATTTTCTCGCATAGATGATAATACAGGAAAAATTACGTGGAATATACCACCCAATTTTAAAGGATGCAAAGGAGATGGTGTTTACGACGGTATTGTAATTACAGTAAGCCGAAAACCGGCCGACTATATTGAATCTTCTCCTAAAGATGGAACTTACTACATAGGAGACAATAGCGTAGACCCTGACTTACATGCCGGTAGCAAGATTATCAATAGCGAAGAAGTAAAAGTTTTAGTAGTTGGGGCATTTTATAATGATAGAACAACTACAGAACTTGAGGTTATGAATCTTGAGCCTAGGACGGCATATTACTTTTCGGGATATGCAGTAGATAATGTTGCTAGATATCATAGAGAGGGAGTTCATTCGTATTCCCTACCTACAGGAATTGAAGAAAGCAATGAAGAGATGCTTACACCTGCGGAGCATGTCATTGATTTAGATGATGATATAAAATTATCATCAGCAACAGGGGTGGAAGAAGGGAAGGAGTATAATATCATTGCAGACATCAATGAAGAGGAAGATGTAGAAATAAAAATAAATGGCAATGAAGCAAAAACATATGCTTCTATGATAGAAAGTATTAACAAAAGATATATGGAACTTGACGATCCGTATTATTCACCCACCTTTCCGTTTAAAGGAGTTGTTTTTGAAATAGATAATCAGTTTTATTTATGGGATGGTGAAAAGAGAATTGAAATATTTCCATTAGAAAGCGCCACATTGCCTAACATAGCACATGAGGGTGATCTATGGTATGATACCTCATCAGAGGTCCTTAATGAGTATGATTCTGGACAGTGGGTGCCCCAAACTGTTATAAAATATGGCTTTGATATAACGAACCCATCTGACGGCACTATATGGTTTGACGGCACAGTAGCTAGAGAATGGAAAGGTGATTTGTGGTGTGACTTGAATACTATAATAAGTACTAGAAATCCCCTCCTTCCGCCAAAATTACGGAAAAACGTTTATTGGTTCAACACTGGTACTGGAGAATTTTTTGAGAGGAACACTGAATTAAAGAGATGGGAAGATGCTTTAGTTATTCACTATTCTAAAGATCCTGAAGATATAGATATAGGTGATTTTTGGTTTGATGAGACTAATGAAAAGGTGTTTCAATTGGTTAGTGGGTTTTTATGGGAAGAAGTTGAGAATATAGTATTTGAGGAAACCAATTCTACACCATCTTTCAATGAGGTAAATGGTGAAGAGTTTGAATATAGATATGTGATAGATGAACAGACGTTATATGAATGGAAAGCTACTGATCTTGAGTGGGTTCAAGTCCCTATCGCAATATTCCCTACTGATCCTAGAGATAGAGAGTCATGCGGCTTATGGTGGGACTCCTCACCAAGTGTGGATACCGTATTCTTATGGGATGCCATAAATAATATATGGACCCCTTCTGATGATTTTTTCCAACAGTCGAGAGACCCAGCACTCCCAGCGCTGCTGGAAGAAGGTAGCGTTTGGTATAACCCTGACAATGAAGAACTTCTAAAGATACTTAGTGAGAATTGTGAAAAAGTAGAATTTATAAATGAATCTTTTAATCCTGTTGGCGGTACTCCTATTAGTATTTTTTGGAAAGATGACGAAACATTCAAAGAATGGAATGGGACAACTTGGGTAGAATTGGACCCACAACCCCTACAGTGGGATACAGATCCTACAATTATAGATGTGGGGACATATTGGTTAGATTCTATACAGAACGTGCTGTTTGTATGGAGTGGCACTGATTGGGTAGAAGTAGAAGTTTCTGATACCGACCCCAAACCGGAGGAAGAATTTTTATGGTATAATACTGTAGAAAACCAATTATATGAATGGACACAAAAGGAACAGTGGGAGAAAACTACAGGTAAAGTATTTGTTGAATTTGTGCCTAAGAAAACTGTAGAAGGCAGGGCGCTGCTAGAATTTAAGACTCGCAAGAAGGGTTGTGATGCTATGTTAACCCTTAAGGCTCGTAAGGATAATATTCTATCAGCGTTGAAAACCAATATCCGCTATAGACATCCTAAAGAAGGGAGGGATCTAGAAGAAGGTAATCCAATGTACAAACGTCTTGGTGTTGGTGATGATGGGAGCCCAGACGAAAGAAGAGAACTTCATGACACCATAAGACAAATTTTAGGTGAACCTAGTACTAAAGTTGAACTATCAAAGTCTAATATTGATGTGTGCATAGATAATGCCCTCACACAACTTAGAAAATATGGCGGGATATCATATAAAAGAGGATTTTTTTTCTTGGATCTTAAACCCAACCAACAACATTATGTATTAAATGACCGCTGTACCGGGTTCAATGAAATTGTAGAAGTTAAAGGAGTATTCAGATTACGTAGTGGCTTTTTTCAAGGAGCATATTCAGGACATGATATTTATGGATATGCAGCATTGAAACAGTTATATACATTAGGTTCATTTGATTTATTGACCTTCCATAATGTTTCACATTTCATTGAAGAGCTAGAAACTCTTTTTGCGACCAGAATAACGTATCAATGGGTGGAACGAAAGAGAGAACTTAGGTTACTTAATGCCATTTATCATCCAGAAAGAGTACTGGTGGATGCCAGTATTGAAAGAAGCGAACAAGATTTGATTGTAGATCGCGGAACCAAATTATGGCTACAACGCTGGGCAGTTGCTGAAGCCAAAATGATGTTATCTCAGAGCAGAGGTAAGTTTCAAACTTTGCCGGGCCCTAATGGAGGTACTGTTCTTAATGCACAAGAATTGATCACCCAATCTGAAGCTGAAAAGGCTGTATTGATGGAAGAATTAGAAGATATGGCAATGCAGGGAGTAGAAGAAGTAGGACTGAGTGCGTATTTTGTACTGGGATAATATATGACTGATGATAATAAAGTAGACTGCTATCCAGAAGAGGAAGATACTGTTAAGGATTGTCCCGAGGGTGGTGTTATAGGTCCAAATGACCCCACCTTCGACAATCCTACTACAAATGATCCCTGTGCAGACAACCCACAGAATCTACCATGCGCTACTGAAGAGCCGTGCTATCCATGGCAGTTTACAAATTTTTCGGAAGAAGTTTGTTCTATAGAAGGTTATATAGAAGCATCTATTAATATAGGTGGTGCGGTAGTAAATGTACATAAATTGTTGGGGGTTCATGAACAGAATAAACTAGTAGACGCTACTGGAGTGGGTAAGGCTATATCGAACGGCGACCATCCTAATTTTCCAGCAAAAAATGCGTTTGACAAATATGACACAGAATGGAGATCTGAACAGCTAGGTAAAGATGTTGTCCGTAAATCTTATATAGGGTACGACTTTGGCCCCATAAGGTTAGACAATGGGCGAGTTAGATATTCGATAGAGACCTTCGTAAAAAAGAATGTTGCTACAATACGATTACAACAAGGTTGTGATTCTAAAAATAGAGTTACCAAGGTTCGTTTGGAACGTTCATACGACGGTGAAAAATGGTATGGTGTGTCAGCAATTAAAATACCAGATTGTGAAGGTCTAGTAACTATACATTTTAAATCGACGGCACCCGCCAGATATTGGAGAGTTCGTCCGTTAGAATTTAACGGTGGAAAAACAGACTATTGGGCAGTCAAGGCATTACAATTATCTGAACATGAAAAAACAGACATGAGAAATATACAAGACAAAGTATTTTTGGAAAATAGAGATCGAAAATATTCAAAAGAATCTGTGAGGATTAAAGGTTCATATGCACCAGTAGAATATTCTGCATTTCTTTCTAAAATAGGTATGAACAGCCCGTATAATGCTGAACAATTTGTTTTTGAATTTTCGTTCAGGCAGATAGTTAGAGAAATTGGACGACCGTTAGTTATTGGTGATATAATACAGATACCAAGTGAGACGTATTTCAATACCTCATTGGACTCAAAGCTTAAATATCTTGAAATAACAAACGTAGCGTGGGCCACAACAGGTTTTAGCCCCCAATGGGTCCCTACCATGCTTAGAGTTATTGCAGAGCCAGCAATGGCCTCTAGAGAGACGCAAGATATATTTGGGAAGCTTACCGAAGACTTTGATGAAGTTGGAACATCAGATATTAATGATGGAAATAGAAGAAAGAAAAATTATCAAGACATACATGATGTTTCTGATGCCGTGGCGTCCGAAGCTAATACACAAGTCCCCCACCGAGGACAGGATTATGCTAATAAACAGAAACTAAGTAATGAGTTGCGGCAGTGGATAGAAGAAGATTTAAATGGAAAGAAAAACCCCGACAGGCTTGAACGCAACAGACCGGTTTGGGCAATCGATGGATTACCCCCTAATGGAGAAGATTTCACGGAAGGTGAAAAATTTCCTGATAATCCAAAAGATAGGGACTATCACAGGCTAACATATGATAGTATAGATAAAAACCTATCCCCTGCTTTATATAGATTTTCTAAAGCAAAAAATAAATGGATTTATATGGAAACGGATCTGCGGCATGAATGGAAAGAAACTAAAGCTACTCTGACGAGCTTTCTTAATCCTGCTGGCGAGAACAAGGACTTCCGTAGTGATGTGGATGAAATTGAGGATAATTTGGATGACTAAATAGTTGCCCCTCTTGCTATATACTAAACAACCCTTTATAATCTCCGAAATATTGGAATTAATAATAGGATTTAATGAATAATAAAAAACAAAAACACATAATCAATAATATGCTAAATTCACCGGACCTTTTGGGGCGATGTATTGATATTATACAACCGTCATATTTCGATCCAGAATATATCCCACACATAAAATTTTTGGTGGATTATCATATTAAATATAATACTAATCCATCTCTTGAGCTAATGAATTCTGAAATAGATTCAGATATTATATATGAAGCCTATCCAATTCCGACTGATGAATTAGAATATACTTCTGAGGAAGTAGAGGCATTTTGTAAACAATCTGCCATGCGCGATGCTATAACAGACAGTTTTTCATTAATTCAAGATAATGAATTCGGCGAAGTGTATAAAAAAGTATCTGATGCGTTAAATGTTAGTTTGAAAAAAGATTTGGGATTGGATGTATATGAAAATCCGGAAGAAAGACTACAAAAAATGTTAGAAGATTTGGATTATATTCCTTCTGGAATCAATACTTTAGACGAATTGATGGGGGGTGGGGCATTAAGGAAACAATTTCAAATTGTATCAGCAAACTCTGGTGGCGGCAAGTCAGTATTTTTGTCCAATATAGCGAATAATTATTCTTTACAGGGGCTAGATGTTGTGTACATTTCACTAGAATTGCCGCCTGAAATGATATTTTTGCGTCAGGCATATATCATGACTTCTTTCTCTCATCGTATATGGAAAAGTAAAATACCTGAAATTGCGGCTAAAATGTCTGAGTTTAAGAAATTTGGAGTGGGAAATTTTAGGATTGTAAGACTTCCAATTGGAAGTAATGCTAATTCCATTCGAGCGTATCTTAAACAATATGAGATAGAATTTGGTAAGAGCCCAGATGCGTTGATAGTAGATTATTTAGATTTGATGTCTCCGATTTCAGGAACTAAAAATAAAGGCGTGTCCGAGCAAGATAAAGAAATATCTGAAGAAATATATGAATTACTTCATACATATGATATGATAGGTTGGTCCGCTTCTCAGCAGAATAGAGAAGCGTTAAAAATGAATTCTCCCGACCAATCAGTCGTTGCTGGGGGGCTTTCCAAGGTCAATATATGTGATAATTGGATATCTGTTTTCATGAGTGGAGACATGAGACTTGCCGGGGAATTGATGATTTATATGCTGAAAACTCGCTACGCGGATGGACAACATAAAAGTTCTATGCTGGCGTTTGATGATGGAAGTTTAAAGATATCAGATCATGAATCTCCTGACAAATCAGAAGATTTAATAAGAAAAATCGAAAAGAGAAAACAAAATAACAAAAAATCAAAAGAAAAAAATGTGTTAGACGCTGCGGTTGACTCTGGTGACATAGATCTACCCGAGGTGCAGAATGAAGCGAAAACTAGGACTATAAATAGCAGATTAGATTCATTACGAAATGAATTGGTGGATTTTTCAGATGAAGATGAAAATCCTCCAATACACAAAAACCAAGATTTACTAGATTTAATAAATTTTACAGATCATTTACAAGTAAAGGAGAATTAACGTGGCATTTGATGTAGAAAAAACACATTATTTTACATTAGCAGACGGTAGCAATATCTTAGTCTCTAAACTCCCAGATGCGATAAAGGATCAGGTGAAGATATTTGATGAGATAAGAGAACATATAGTCGCAAAATCCTTTGAAGCTCAAGTATACCAATTAGCAGGTGAGCAGAAGAAGATACAACTCCAAAAAATGTTGGAAAACTATATAGAGGCACAAAAAACGGAGGAAGAAGACACCGCTAACGCCAATACAGAAGAGAGTTCTAAATCTGAATCCACGAATTTTAAATTTTAAAAACCTCGTCTGAAAAGAAAAAAGTTAAATAATTGTGAGGCAATGTTAAATATCATGAATGATGATGAAGATTATAAAAAAGTTGAAACTGAAAAGAAAGCACATGCTTTAGAAAAATGGTTAAACTTGGAAGAAGGATCAACAGAAGTTGATAAGGTAAGGTACGAGTTTCCCAGAAAGGAATCTGAGAGGTATGATCCCAAAGATCGGGAAATAGAGGAGCAAGCTCATAAAATATTTGAAGAGGCCATGGCAGGCTATCATACATTAGAGTCGCTACTTGAAAAAATCGAACCCAAATACAGGGCTAGGATGGCAGAAGTAGCATTAGCTTATTTAAATACAGCACTTAGTGCCACTGATAGCAAGAGTAAACAAAAAGAATCATTAGAAAAGCTCAGATTGCAAGAGGAAAAAATAACCAGAAACAGCCAGAAAAAACCGGGTAGTACAATATTTGTTACAGCAGACAGAAATAAATTACTAAAAGAATTGAGGAATCAAGAAGATGAGGAAAACGGCGTCATTGATGTAAGTCCAGATGATATGAAGGAGGAAGAAAACGATGATTGATGCTAATCATAGGAAAGATCAAATAATAAAATTGATTCGAGAATGTATTGTATCATTGCGACAAAATGGAACAATTTTTATAAATGAGGAAAGGTACGAAGACATATTAAATTTCATTCCAACTATAAAATTATTATGCAACTTTTTGACAAAAGATTCAAATAACTGTGAAATATATTGCGAAAGAATAAAAGACACAAATAATATTGTTGTTTACAAGGGAGACTTTGATCATCTTGGGGAATTATATAATATAATTTGCTCAGATACTGTAACATTTTCCGGAACAATAGGCGTCCAACAGGTTGAAAAGGATGGGGGAGTTTCAGCGCATATGGATTACCTTAGATTATTTCTTGAGCCAAGAGGATTGGATTTTATAGCTAAGAATTTGGATCTTCAAAATAAAGATGTAAAAGATGAATCAAATGTTATAAAATTATATATGAATTTATATGCGAGATTAAAAAGATATTTTGAAGATTTTCCTATGGCGATGTATTCCTTAATGACAGGAATTAAAAAGGTATATGAGCTTCCTAACCGTGGGATAATAATAACACCAGATAAATTTGAAATGGTAGATTTTAGAAATTTTAAGAATGTAAACCTTATTAATAAATCACAGGATTCCTTCACGTATAAATTATCTGATAATACACCAAATTTGAAAATTTACCATGAAGGTATTAAACTAATGCATCTTAGAACCAAAATAGATTATAAAAGCAAAAAGTTCAGACTTCGTTTTATGATGGAAACGGGCAAGAATTTTTTTAAAGTATTTGAAAAATTATCGGAGAACTAAAAAATGGTATTTACAAGATTTGAAAATATGGAAGATTTTTTAGCTAAGTATAAAGCTGCGCATAAGTCAAAACTTAAAATTGAAGAATTGGCTTATATAATGAATGTAAAGCCTGATACTATAGCCAGAAGAAAAATAACAGTCAAACATCATATGGGAGTTGAACTTCCGCAATTAAAAAGGTATGGGGGAGATTTAAAGAAAGTAAATTCTGTTATACCGTCAGAAGAGAGTAATGAAAAATTTTGTAGAGAATTAGCCAAACTGGAAGAAGCAAACAAAAGGTTTGTAGTTGAAGAAAAGAGAGAAAAACGTAAAATTTATGTTATAACGTCAGCCCAAAATGCCACTCCGATATTTACAAGCTTTCTAGATTGTATAAAGGTTTATCTCAGGGAACGGAACGCCGAACTTATGGTTATTCCTAATAGATATCGAAACCCGACATCAATATGGTCTGATATGAATAAAGACAATGAATGGTGGGATCACCGAATTCAAAAATATTTGGTCGAAAAAAGAGTTAAACTCAACAACAATATTGATATAATGGGGAATATAAAAATACAACCCACTGCAGTTAACCCATTAAGTGGTTTTGAAACTTATACCGGAGAGTCTTCTGCCATATTTGGACATCCGTCAATTCAATTGAAGAGTGTTCCAACTCCAGCCAAATCCATGCCTAAAATATTATCTACTACAGGTTCAATAACACAACCTAACTATACAGATAGTAAAGCGGGACACAAAGGAGAATTTAACCACTGTTATGCAGGGACTATTGTGGAAATAGATGGTGACGCTTTTTATACTAGACATATTCATGCAAATGATGATGGTGAATTTTATGATTTAGATCGTTATTATACTGCGGATGGATCTCGTAAAACAGATTCGATTCCTGCACTTATAACGGGAGATATACATGCAGTATTTCATGATGAAAATGTAGAAAAGGCAACATATACCAACGACGATTCTATAGTTAACACACTAAAACCAGAAAATTGGGTTATTCATGATTTAGAGGATTTTTATTCTAGAAATCATCACCATAGAGACAATGATATATTAGCATTTGGAAAGCATCATTTTAAAAAACGGGATAATGTTGAAGAAAGCCTACAAATTTCAGCAGATTTCGTTGATAAACATTCCAGACCTTTTATGCAAAATATAATTGTTAGGTCTAATCATGATGAGGCTTTTGATCGGTGGTTAAAAGAGGCTGATCCTAAAAAAGATCCAGAAAATGCACTTTTTTATCATTATATGAAATATTATCAATATAAAAATGTGGTAGAAACACCCACTAGCTATAAAACCATAGATGCATTTGAATTTTGGTGTAAAAATCCAGAGTCGTGTAGAGGATTAGCAAATATAGAAAATACTACATTTCTTAGTAGAGATGAGAGAGATCCTAAAAGAGTTATAAAAGGAATAGAAATAGGTTACCATGGTGATAAGGGGCCTAATGGAACACGGGGGAATTTAAGTAATCTATCTAAAATGGGACCCAAAATTATTATAGGTCACAGTCATACCCCCGGAATATTACATGGAACATATCAAGTGGGGGTCAGTGCCAGAATAGATTTGGAATATGCTTCTGGTCCTTCAAGCTGGCTTCATACACATTGCTTGATATACCCCGATGGTCATAGGACGCTAATACATATAGTAAAGGGAAAATGGAGATTATAAAATGGAGATTATAAAATGAATAAAGTAGGAAAAAATTTATATCATGTAAAAGTAGACTTCTCTGCTAGTTGGGAAAAAACGCCAATTACTAAAAAGGAAAAATATTTAGATAGTTTACGACGGAGTTTAAAACACAATTTTCCAGAGTACTCGTGGATAGTGACGGATGATAGGATAAGCATAGAAAGTATTTCTCCAACCGACGCACCAGAACTTTATGAAGTGGATGAATTATACAACCATCAACAGCTTATGTTAGATAACATGAAATCTGATGGTAATACTATTATTGAAACGTCTAGACGATCTATACCCTGCTGAAATATATTAAATATATATTAGAACATAACGAAGGCTATCTTATTCGGTACAACGGACCAAATTCATATTTTACTAGTGGTACATTTCAAAAACTAGAGAACCTGTTAAGGTCTGATACGACTATCTTTTCCCCGCCTGATTCGGAATATAAAATAATAAAAAATGAACTGAGTTATAGGGGTAACACCGTAAGAACACAATCTGGTAATGATAATGGTGACATTAGGGGAATGCGATATAATGGAGTAATAGACATTTATGATAATGTACGTATAGATAATAAATTTTTTACTAAGTTAAGCGACAAACCAATTGTAGAATCTTCATGTGATGGAAATCATAAAATTATATGTATGCGTACTGGAACCCCTGATAGTTTATATAGAAAAGCACTATTAACTGGAGAATTAGGTAATATAAAATTCAAGAACAAATTGAAATTAGATTATACTGAGTTAGATTTATTAAATGATAGAGAAAGTGACATACTAAAACTTTCAGATAATAGAAAATATGAACACCTTAAATCTACATTGGGAGAAGAAAATTTTGAGCAAGAATATGGTTTAAAATTGGAGTTTTCTAATATCTCGCCATATTATTATGCTAAAACAAAATTTTAAAGTCTTCTCTTTAAGGTCTTCTCTTTAAAGTCGTTTATTTAAAACAATAATAAATATCTGTGACCCTTCATAGATATTTGCATGAGTAGACGTAGAGACCCTAGATTAAAAAAAGCACATGAAGAAATAGAATTTGATCAGAGTATGGTCAGAGAACTCATGCGCTGTTCTACTGATCCAAAGTATTTTATAAAAAATTATATCAAGGTTAAACACCCCAAAAGGGGTAAAATTCCTTTTGCATTGTATGACTATCAGGAAGAAATGGTAGATCTTTATAATAGTGATGATGATGTAATTATTATGAGTGCCAGACAAACAGGTAAAACCGAATCAATTTGTGCCTATCTTCTTTGGTATGCAATATTTAATGAAGATGTAACAGTTTTGGTAGTATCTAATAACTCTACTAATGCGATGGAAATTATTTCAAAAGTTCAATATGCATATAAAGAATTGGATAATTGGATTAAACCCGGAATTGATGATGATTCATGGAACAAGCACGAATGTAAATTTGATAATGGCTCAAGGATAGTTTCTACTACTACCACTGAAGATTCTGGCCGAGGTATGGCGATATCGTTATTGTATTGTCATCATAAAGATTCTACTGTTACTGTACGAGATAAATTGACTGGCGAGGTTAAAGAGATTACACTAGAAAAGCTTTATGATGATTTGTCTAATGGAAAAGAGTGAAATAATAGAATATATTGAAAAAAAGAGGAAAATATCAAACAAATTTACCAAACCTCCTAAAGAATTTGTTGATAGTTTAAAAAGACATACGTCGCATTTAAAAATTTGTGATAGAACGCCAGTAACTGCACAACTCATATGGCATTTTGAATATAATAAAGACACGCCATCCTGTCAAGAATGTGGTGTTAAAAATGTTAAATGGAATGAAGCAAAAAGAAATTATAGATCTTTTTGCTCGCCAAAATGCGCAAATAACAACAAGCATAAAAAAGAAAAAATAAAAAAAACCCAAGAAGAAAATGGGGGACATCCCTCTATCAGACCTGAAGTACAGAAACGATCAAAAGAAACTAATATGGTTAGATATGGAACACCATATATCTTAAAAAATAAAAGCATACGAGCTAAAGCAATTAAAACTAATTTAGAAAGATATGGTTTCCCATCTTATACCCAAACACCTAAAGCACGAAAGGAAAAAAGTGAATGGCTGAAAGACAACCCAGATCACATGAAATTAATGCACCAAAAATCTAAAGAATATAAACAAACAGAAGAATATAAAAATAATTATAGGGATACATGTATAAAAAGGTTAAATATAAATGTAAAGAATGAAAGCGAGTTTAAAAATTATTTAAAAAAACAACATATAGAGAATAAAAAAACCGCTACAGAGATATCTCAAGAAATAGGGATGCATATTAGTAGTGTTTGCAAATGGTTAGGAAAGATGGATGTTGATCGTAAATATTATTACACATCAACAGAACAAAATGAAGTATATGATTTTTTAAAAGAATATGATGTAGATCTACGATCTAATGTCAGAGATGTCATCAGTGGGATAGAATTGGATATATATGCACCAGATAAAAAAATCGCAATAGAATATTGTGGGCTATATTGGCATTCTGAGATACATAAACATACAACATATCATAGAGAAAAATATTTGAAATGTAAAGAACAAGGAATAAAATTAATAACCATATTTCAGGATGAGTGGTTACATAAAAAAAATATAGTAAAAAAAATGTTATTGGCAAAACTTGGTCTTTTATCTGATACTAAATTGTATGCTAGAAATACTTATTGCAAAGGCGTCTTGGATTATAAAAATGTTGAGAATTTTTTAGAGCGAAACCACATTCAGGGGAGGTCTAGTGGATCATTTTACATAGGGCTGTTTGATGATTCAAATGAATTAGTTGCTATTGGGGTTTTTAGGAAAAAGTCTGAATGTGAATATGAATTGACACGATATGCTACTAGTACTTTAGTTATAGGTGGATTTTCAAAAATATTGAAAGGGCTTGAACGGAAAATCGAAAAGGGTAAATCGGTTATAATTTCGACCTTTGCAGACCTCAGATATTCAGAAGGAAATCTATACCAAAAGACCGGTTTTAATTTGGTAAAAGAATTAAAACCTGATTACAGTTTTGCTAAAAGAGATATCAGAATGCATAAATTTAATATGCGAGAACTAGTACGAGAAAACTCGAAAGAGTTAGAGAATGATAACTATTCTATAAATAAAATAGCCAGCATATTAGGGTATTATAAAATATATGATTGCGGGAAACAAAAATACACAAAAACAATCACTGGTAGAAAATAATAGATATGAAATATTAACACCAAATGGATGGGAAGATTTTTTAGGAGTAACAAAAAATCAAAAAGATTTTGAATCTATAGAAATAGAGACTAAATCCGGAAAAACAATTCACTCAACTAAAAATCATAGACATTGTTCAAAATCTGGTGAATATATTCCGGTTAATGAATTTAAAGAGAATGACGAAATTCATACTACCGAGGGATTAGAAAAAATAATACATATTACAGAAAAAAATCTCAGTGAGACTTATGATATATTTAAAACTGATTCTAATACTGTAATTGTGAATAAAGTATACACCCATAATTGTGACGAACTCGCATTCGTTAAGTCCAGTATACAGGAAAAGTTCTGGACATCTATATCTCCAACTTTGGCTACGGGAGGAAAGTGTATAATATCTTCTACTCCAAATGGAAACTCAAATTTATTTGCAGAATTATGGCGGGGAGCAAATAATGAGATAAATTCGTTCAAATATAAGCATGTTCCATGGGATGCCCCACCGGGTAGGGATGAAGAATTTAAACGTCAGCAAATAGGGAAGATCGGTAAAAGAAAATGGTATCAAGAGTATGAGTGTTGCCATCCGACCTCGTTAATAGAGTTGAGCGACAATGATGAACGCATGTTTGTTAAAGTACCAATTTCTTTAGCATATGAGTGTCTACGCAACAATAAAGATATATTTAATTTATCACCACCGTGCCTGACTGGAAAATATGTCATTTCTCCATTAGATGGAAATAAGTATTGTAGAAAAAACGGTAGATTTTTGATGCACCTTAAGGAAAATGGATATATATCATATGAAGATTTTTTTGAAAGTTTATTCCCCCAGCACAAAAAAGTCTGTTCCTATTGTAGAAAAACAGCTTCTTTCAACAATTCTACCATGAGTTATTTACGAACATGTGGGGATCGTGTATGTGTTGGAAAAGAAACATCTTAGGACACCATAATTTGCAAATGTTGGATAGTAGAGAAAATAGAAGGAAGAGTTTCAAATATGAATAACTTGGCGTTCAATGATAATAACTGGAAAATAAAATCAATCAATGGCTATGAATCTTTTACAGGAATAGCTAATATGGGAAGTAAGAAAATTTATGAAGTAAACTTTTCTGATAATACTAAAATTAAGGTTACTAAACACCACAAATTCATTAATACGAACCTAGATGTGATTGAAGTTATTAATTTAAAATCAGGAGACCAACTATTATCAACAAATAGCAATGTTGTTAAAATAGTCAACGGCATACATAAAACAGATGAAAAAACAGACGTATACGATGTAATTGAGTCTTCCAGTAATATGTTTTTTTTGAATGGTGTATTAAGTCACAATTGTCGCTTTTTATCAGAAGATCATACTCTTATTGATACCATGATCATCAACAACATTGAAAATGAAATGGATGAGAAATATAAGGATAACGGCGGAGACCCACCAGTAGCATTCAAGATTGGAGATCTTGAATTCTTTAAGAAGATAAATAAATCCATGGCATATTTAGTGTCTGTTGACGTTGCATCAGGATCAGGAAGTGACTTTTCTGTTATTGAAGTAACGGAATTTCCGAGTATGGAACAGGTGTTGGAATTTAGATCTAATAACACAAATGAAAAATTTTTATATTCCAGACTTAAGAATATTCTCCTATTTTTGCAACAAAATAGTAAAGAAGTCTATTTCTCTGTAGAGAATAATGGATTGGGTGCAAGTATATTGGCATTGTATGAATATGATGAATCACCACCGCAAAGCGCATACCTCATTTCTGATAGTAACAACAAGAGGCTAGGTCTTTCAATGTCTGAAACAACTAAACGTACAGCTAGTATGAAACTTAAAAATATGATTGAAACAAGATCATATAAATTTTATTCTAAACAAATAATTAAAGAACTAAAGAGCTATACGCGTCAAGGCGCCAACTTTAAGGCAGAGGTGGGATCTACTGATGACACTATATCAGCATTATTAATCCTAATGAGAATGTTAGAAGAAATGGCTGACTATAATCCATATGCGTTCGATAAGATTTATAATATAAAAGGACAGGATGATAAACAGGAAGAATTTGATGAAGAATTTGTAGACGATCCTAAGACACTAGATGATATGCCGATGCCTATTAGTATAGCCTGAAGATTTATATAAATAGAACATAATATATAATGTTATGAATGAAACTAGAATCTCTATTTTTATTTGAAAGGACAATGGGTTCTTTAGTATCGGTGACTAGAAACTCATTTGGTCCCGATAGAGACACTAATTCTAATGCGGTACAAGTTAAGGATGTACAATATATACCATTGGTTGAGCAAGGAATGATGCAAGTTAAAGCTAGGACCTTTAGTGGCCCTGATGCTAATGAATATCAATCTATCATATCGATAGATGATGTTGAATATATAAATGAAGAAGAATTTAATAATATGCAAGGAACGAGCGAGGTAGTATTTGAACTTATATCTTCTGGTGGAACGCCATTTTATGTTAAAGATAATAGAACAAATAATGATGTAAAGGTTAGATGTACTTGTGAGGATTTTAGATGGAGATTTGCCAAATATAATTATAATGATCAGAGTCTACAAGGTGACCCACCAGAAGCGTATGCGAAGAAAACGGATAGACCCTCTGTGAATCCACATAATACACCGGGAGTTTGTAAACATCTAATTAAACTTAAGAAAGAATTAGAAAGAGACGATTTTTTTAGAACAGTGTTGCAGTAATACATTCAAGACTATATAATGTTCTAAGAACATTGGATACATCCTGTATCCATAGAAAAAGGCACATGGGGTGCCATAGAGATAGTACGATTAGAAACGATACTAGACAGCCTAAGAAACTTAAGAAATTTAAGAAAGGAGATTAAATATGGCTAAAAAATTAACGATGAAAGAAATTCAAGAGTTAGCAAAAAAGAAAACTTCTGGTGGGGATAAACAAAAGTTTAAGAACAGTGATATATATCCATTTTGGCTAATGGCGGAAGATGAAATCGCTAAGGTAAGATTTCTTCCAGATAAAAATAAAGAAAATGTTCTTCCATTTATAGAAAAATTGGAGCATAAATTAACGATAGGCGGTAATATTAGAAAAATTCCATGTCCTAAAATGTATGGACATAAATGCCCTATTTGTGACTTATCTCAGGAATACTATAAATCAGAAGGGGATGATTCTAGTAACGGAAAATATTACTACCGTGATCGGATGCATTTAATTAGAGCAATTATAATAGAGGATCCTCTTCCACCTGATTCTGAAACGGGAGAAACGTATGTAGGAAAGACTGCAACACTGCAATTAGGCTTTCAAATATATGAAAAGATTATGGAGCAATTAGGAACATTTTTCGACGATGACGACATGCCACCATGGGATTTTGATGAGGGGTATAATTTCAATATTAAAAAAGTGAAGCAAGGTAAATATTTTAAATATGATATAGGATCATCATTTGACCGTAAACCTAGTTCTATACCTGATGAATATTTGGAAAATGTCGAGCTTATAGATTATAGAACTCTTCTACCAGAAGAGATTACTTATGATAAAGCTAATGAATTTCTTGAGAAGCACATGTCTGGTGGTGTGGACGATGAAGATAGCTTAGAGAATAAAAAGGTAAAGTCACTAGATGGCGCTGAAAAACGCGCAGCAATGCTGGCACGTTTAGAAGGTAACTTTGAAGAAGATGAAGAAGATGAAGAAGATGAAGGTGAGGAAGGTGAGGATGATGAACAGGATGATGAACAGGATGAAGCAAAAAAAGCAATAGAAGAAATTGCTAAAGAGGCTGAAGACGACGACGAAGATGCTGAATTACAAGCAATAATAAACCGCCGAAGAAAGAAATCTTGAGTTGCTCATTGACGTAAAACAATAAAGACTATATCATATTGATATAGTCTTTTCTTTAAAAGGAGAAATTAATGGCGAACCCATTGAATAAATTTAAAAAAGATATAGAAAAAATGAAAGATGTTACGACTAATTCTGCGCCACCTAAATATTGGCTCAGTACCGGTTTCTATATTATTAATAAAACGATTACGGGATCATATGACAAAGGATATGCATCGAGTAGAGTATCTATGTTGACAGGCCCTTCTAGTGCTGGAAAGAGTTTTATGGCCATTCAATCTGCAGTAGAAGCTCAAAATATGGGATATATTGTGTTTATAGTTGATTCAGAACATGCTTTAGATGATAATTATATGAAAGCTGTAGGATTAGATGTAAACTCAGAAACATTTTTTTATAATGATGTTAAATCATTAGAAGCTGCTAAAAAAGTGACCGCTGCATTCATCAATATGTACAGAGATAATAAAGACGAGTTGCCACCTGCGTTAATCTTGATTGATAGTATGGATCAGCTTAAAACAAAAACACATGTAGAAAAATCTGAAAAAGGTGAAGTGCATAATGATCAGGGACAGCATGCTAAACAGCTTAAACAATTTGCGGCGGATATAGCGCATGAGATAAAAAGCTTAGATATATTTTGTATTATGACAAAACAGCCGTATAAAAATCAAGATCCCATTATGGCAAAAGTGCAACCATATATAATTACAGATGCCATGCGATTTCCATTTAGCCAAATTATACTTTTGACTAATAGGAGACTTAAAGATAAAACAACTAAAAAGGTTGAAGGTATAGCCCTAAAAGTATTCGCAGAAAAAACTAGATTTACTAAACCATTTCAATCCTGTGTGGTAGACATACCATATGATAGTCCAATCGATCCATATAGTGGAGTGTTAGAAGCAGCAGAAAATATAGGAATAATAAAAAAAACTGGTGCATGGTATGATTTTGAAGGGAATAAGTTTCAAGAACGCAATTCAAACCATGTTATAGAAGAAATATATAATAAACTTAGAGAAATGGATGAGGACGAAAATGTTGTATTAGAGTTTGGGAATGATGAGGAAAAGGATGAGAAGTAGTAAGGTAAATTTAAAAAAATTATTTAAAAAAAGAGAGCAGCATTATTTAGCGACTACTCAAGAAATACTGGAAGTTTTTTTACCACCATTGAGTGATGCTATTAAAGATGTAATATATGATGGTAAACCCATAAACATATTAGTAAAAGGTGTTTATCCAGTAATTGATAATTTAAACTATATTTCCATCATTGCTAAAGTTTCAGATTTTTCTATAGGAGATATAATTTCTGTTATAGATGACAGTAATACAGAAAATGTTGCAGAAAATGTTGCAGAAAATGTTGCAGAAAATGTTGCAGAAGATGTTACAGAAGATATAGAAATAACTAAAAATAATTACTGGAAATGGGCCAGTACTATAACGTTAAATATGCCTATATCAGTGTTGGAAACTCAAGATGAAAATGCTATGATGGAGTTTCTTAATGAAGTATATGATGAAGATAGCATAGAAACAACCTTTATAAATGAAGATGGAAAAATATTAGATGACGAGACGTTTGATGAAAGTAAACTAGATAAAACACAACAAGAATTATTAGGGCTACAAGTGTATGGCAAAAATAATGGAATAAAACATTAAATATGAGTTCAAAAAATTTAAAAAGAATAAGAAAAGATTTTGCACATGCCTTGACAATAATAAATGAGTATGAGAAAAAACTATATGGGTGGAAAAATAATCTAAGTTTAGACAATAAAAACATAGAACGCGTTAATATAGAACAATCATCATGGCTTGCTTATTATGATGAAATAAAGGTTAATTTGAAAACTATGGTGGAGTATTTAGAATACCTGTTAAAAAATCAAAAAGCACAGGATATACGAGTGTTAATGCGAACTTCAGAAAAGTCTCTAACCGACCGCATGTTAGATAAATTGGCGGAAGATAGTCAAGACTATAAAGATATATTTATGGTATATTTGGAAGTAAAGGAGTTATATCTTATAGCGGACTCTATTGTTAATCAATTGTACCAACGAGGATATAGTATTAATAATATAGTAAAAATACGAGAAAAGGAAATGCAGGGAATAACCCTACATTTAAAGTAATATGGTCAATTTACCAAACAAGGTGGCTACTATAGTTATAGAAGATTATGTCCATGCAACTATTGCGGGTTTACAAATAGAAGATACTAATGACTTGGTTGCCAAATATTCTGTATATACTAAGAATTACTTTTTTAATCCTGATTATCAAATGAACAGATGGGATGGTAAATTTAAATTTTTCACAAATGGAAACCGAACATATCTTAGCATTTTATTAGATATAGTAGATGATTTAAAATCCAATGGCTATACGATAAAGATAAAAAACAATAGACATGATTTTAAGTTAGATATTATGCCGGTAAATAAAGATTACTTTTCTGAATATGGATGGGAGCTAGGTGATCATCAAGTTAAAGCCATAAACAATATTTTAGAGGCACATGATGGAATAATACGAGTAGGTACCGGTGGTGGAAAAACATTAATCACTGCGGTTCTTGCTGACATATATAGTAAAAAACAATTAAAAGTTATAGTAGTAGTACCAAATAAAGACCTTATACATCAGACCAAAGATGAAATTGCTTCATTTAAGTTGGATGTTGGCGCATATTATGCAGATGAAAAAACAATTGATAAACCAATTGTTGTATCTACATGGCAATCATTGGTTAAAAACCCTAAACTATTATCAACTTTTCATGCGGTCATGGTAGATGAATGTCATGGATCACAAGCACAGAGTTTATTTAAGCTTCTTTCTAATCAAGGAAAGAACATTCCGGTTAGAATAGGGCTGACTGGCACTATTCCAGAGCATATGTGTGATAAGTTGAAAGTTTTTTCAGTGTTGGGGCCAGTAAGGGCAAAAGTTCCTGCGAATTATTTAATGAAGATAGGTTGGTTAGCTCAACTTAAACTTCTTATGGTAGAATATAAGGAAGATTTTACCGAAGAATGGAATAGATTCAAAGGGATTGCTGGGACGGAAGAAGATAAAAAAATGTCATATACTGAATTTAAAAACCATAAATTATTTCCTGCATATGAAAATGAAAAATCGTATTTAATACGAAATCCCGAAAGATTTGACAGTATTGCAAGTCTTGTTCAGTGTTTGACAAAAGAATATGGAAACTCTTTTATCTTAGTGAATACTATAGATTTTGGAAATAAATTACAAAAAATACTAGGAGAAAATGCAATATTCATCAGTTCTAAAATAAAAGATAGAAAACCCATTTATGAAGCATTTAAGACGGAAAATGAAATTATTGGTATAGCTACATATAATCTTGCTAGTACTGGCCTCAATATACCTAGAATATTTAATATGTTTCTAATTGATGGTGGCAAATCTTCTATTAAAATTGTGCAGTCTATTGGGAGAGGGCTTAGAAAAGCTAAAGACAAGGAAAGCGTAAACCTTATAGATATATACTCAAATGTTAAATTTTCTATGCGACATGCTAGAAAAAGAAAAAAAATATACAAAGAAGAAAAATATTTTTTTGACCATATAAAAGTAGATCATGAAAATAAAGAAATGACTGTACAAAAATGTTTAAAGAAAGTAAAATTGCTTAATCGCGACCCTAAAAAAGAAGAACTGGAAAAGGAAGTATTAGAATAATATGATGTTTTTAGATGAAAATAATTATCCTATAGTATTAGAGAGCATCGATATTCCTACTGAGTCGGAATATTTTTGGTCTTTTTCTTTAAAAGAAAAGGATTTTATGCTAAATGAAATAATAACGTTTGAGGAAATGGAAATATCTTCACTACTTGTATCTATAATGGGGTATGTAATAGAATTACCAACAAATTGGAATATATTAATATATTCACAAGAAACCTCACAACTGGATATATTAGAAGTGCATGAATTGACTAAAGGTAATTATGATGCGGTAGTGTATAACCATAAACTAGATTACGTAGAATCTGGAATGGGGTTAGTTAGAGTATTGGACTACTGTCCTTCTACTAAAATACGAACACCCTCATTACATAAGAGTACAATGCTATGTCATCCCATTGGTCCAACACATTGGATATGCGTGTCACCAACAGATAACTACAATAAATATTTAAAGAATAGTGTAATAGGAGATCTCTATTTATGAATAAGAAAACAAAGAAAAAGTTTACAGTTCCTGAGTTTAAAACTTGGTTAACCGGAATTATGCAATTTCAGAATAAAGACTGGTCGCCTAATCGTGAGCAATGGGAAGAAATATATTCTAAGATAATGTACCTGAAAGAGCCAGTTACCATGGAAAAACTATCATTAACTGATGATGCTCTGGATGAAATTAATAATATAGTGTATTATCATATTACAGACGCTTTAAAGGAAAAAATTTCTCAGCAGCTTCAACAAGCACAACCACAACCACATACGCAACCTATAATGGGCCAACAAACTCCTATACCAAATCCAAACCCAAATCCAAATCCAAATTTACAACCTGATTCTAATTTAGCCAATGTCTCTCTAAGCGAATTAAAGAAACAGGCCGAAGAAAAGGCGAGTGCTATTGGAAGTCAACAATCCTCCCATAAACTGCCAGATCAAATCGAAAGTAATAGCATCCCAGAAGATTATGTATAATAAATAATATCCACATGGGAAGAAGCATATACTATGAAAAATTAAATTTTAGGGATTTATGGATTGACGGGAAAAGCTCCATAAATATAAATGGGCTGTATGATAAAATTTTGACAGGAGATTTAAATTTTTTTGGCTCTGATGTTGTGTCAGAAAACGCCAAACAAGAAATTATTAGGTTTGCTTCGTTGTCAAATATAGAAATGCCTAAAGTTACTGTAAAATCTAGTCCCACCAATAATTCTCTTAACACTAGTTTTGCCATTCCGAAAAGTTATATGGATGCAGATATTCAAAAAATAATCATGCAAAGTTTTAAAAAACGGCATAATATTTCTAATATGAGTAATAAAGAAAAAGAAAAAAGATTATATAGAATTGCAGATGAAATCGAAAAATATAACGAGTTAGGTATGTATGATGTACTTCGATGTATGATATATATAATTGATACTTTTAAAGAGAATAATGTAATATGGGGCCCCGGAAGAGGGAGTGCATGTTGTTCGTATATATTATATTTGTTAGAAGTACATGATATAGATAGTTTTTATTTTGAATTAGATATTAAGGAATTCTTGAGGTAACATCTCTAATCTAACATCTTATCTTACATATTCACTAAATGTCAAGTAAAAAATGTATTACTAAATACTATAGAATATAGACAAATAAACAAAGAGAGAGATCTTTTTGGGTTTGGAAAGAAAAGGAGAATATTATATATGGCTACTAGAAAAACAACCAGTGTTAAAGGCGAAATAGTAGATTTTGATCTGCTGGAAACTAAGCAAAAAATAGAACAAAATAAACCTAGAATTATGGACGTGCAGAAAAGAGAAGATTTTGTTCATAGACGGAGGAGAAAAAGTAGACGTTCTTCCATGGATAACATTAAAGATAATAAAAATCCGAGTCCAGAAATAAAAAAAGAAGAAACAAAAACTAAAACCACGCCAAAAAATACTAATAAAAAGAGAACTATTGTTAAAAAAGATACATCAAAAAATGAGGAAAATAAATGAAATCGATTAATTTAATTGAAGATAAAATAGCATTTACGTTTTTAGAAAATACGAGTAATAGGGGATTTTCCAAAAAAACAGATGCAGGACTTATTGTGCAAGAGAATGAAGAGCATCAAATAAATCAAGCAAGATGGGGAAAAATACTTAAGTGCTCGCCAAATGTTACAGAAGTAAAAAAATCTCAGTTCATATTAATAGAGCCAATGGAATGGACGCGAGCTATAAAATTGGATGAAGTTTCCGATGAAGAATTCTGGATAACTAGTGAAAGCAAAGTGTTAGCTGTAAGTGATACAGAACCAGAACTAATTTGATAAATATTATTATAAAAAAAACAAATATGACATTTTTAATTTTAATGATATGTGGCACGTTACTTATAGCTAGTGCAGCTGTATTTTTTAGTGTGCTTGGATTAGTGCAAACCTTTTCAGAAACCGCCGTTTATTGGGGTACTGCAATTGAGGTTGCGAAACTAATATTAGCGTCCTTTTTATATAGATTTTGGGATAAAACTACTAAAATATCTAAAGTAATTATAATTATTTTAATAATGTTTTTGATGACTATAACTTCATTAGGGATATATGGTCATATAATAACATCTTACCAAGAAGGCAATTTACAAGTAACAAATCAGAATATAAAATTAGAAACTGCCCAAAACAGAGTTGATAGGACATTAGAAAAAATAGAAATAATAAATGAAAGAATAGACGACAATAAATCTCGTATACAAGATATAGATGATGAAATATCTAGGGTCCCTGATAATTTTGTTACCGTTAGGAGGGAATTAATACAAGAAAGAGAACCTGAAAAAACCGAACTTAGAAATAGAATAGATGAATTGTTTAGTGAACGAGAAAAATTATTTAATGAATTAGAAAAGCAGCAGGAAAATATTTCTGTATTACGAATAGAAACGGGAGAAGTGGAACAGAAAGTGGGTCCTATAATATTTGTTGTAGAAACTCTAGGAGCTACAGGAGAAAAAGCCGTATTTTGGTTTGTTCTTATCATTGTACTTTCATTTGACCCTGCCGCAGTGGCATTAACTGTATATACTAATAAAGTAGCTATGTCGTTAAAAGAGAATAAGCAGCCCCCCTACGCAATAACATCTACGGTTAATGAAGAAAACAAATCTGATAATGAAGGGCTGAAACAGTTTTTTACTGGAGTGAATGATTCTATAAAGGAAAACAATAAACGGCTAAAACAAATGCAAGAAACATTCGATAAAGATAAAAAACGAAAAAAACTAATTGACGAGGTAAAAAACAGAAGTTGAAATTTTCCCCTCAAGCATGTATTATTCCACCATAATTTAAATATGGAATAATACATGCCTACAAAACTTTGGTGGACCAAACATAGACCGGACACATTAAAAAATTTTATATTTCAAAACACTGATCAGGAAAGACAAATTAATAAATTTATATCAGATGGGGATATACCCCATCTTCTTTTTTATGGTGTCAGAGGCTCAGGAAAAACCACTTTGGCTTATATATTAATAAATCATTTGGTTGAGAAGGAGAATATGTCAGATGTATTAGTGATCAATGGCTCATTAGATGGTAAAATAGATGGCATACGCACTAAACTCATAAACCATGTAACTTCTGTTCCTATGGGTGACAAAAAGATTGTATTTATTGATGAAGCAGATGGGCTATCATTGAGCGCCCAAAATTCACTTAGAGGTATATTAGAAAAATATGAATCTAATTCAAGAGTAATATTTACTGCAAATTACATTAATAAATTGACGCCCGAATTAAGATCAAGATTCTCAGAATTTAGATTTTCTAAACTTAGCGCGTCTAAAATATTAGAATACTGTATCGATATATTGGATTCTGAAGGTGTAGATATTGAAAATAAGAGTAATATCGAAGTACTTAAAACTCTTTCTAAAGCATATTCCCATGATTTTCGGCAACTAATAACTGCACTACAAAATGCCACTGATGATAATAAATTATGTGCCAGTGCGGTTGATGATGGCACATTGAGCGACAAATTAGATCTAATAGATTTAATGAATAAAGATAATTGGATACAGGCTAGAGAACTTGTGGCGGAGAATTTTTCGGATGAAGAACTTGTAGAGGTTTATCGATTCTTATATGATTACTTATACGAAATAGAAAAGTTTGCAGATAACAATAAATGGAAGCGGGGGATTATTATAATATCAGATTATATGTATCGTCACGCAATTCACCCAGATCAAGATGTTAATTTCGCTAGTTGCCTAATAAAATTATCGGAGATTTAATTATTATGAGATTCTCAGACGATCAACTCAAAAAAGAAATAGATGAAGTAAGTAAATTTGCAGATAATGCAGAAAAATTATCGTGGCAACGCAAATATAAAAAATTACAAAAATTAATAGATGAACTAAAACCATATGAAGAAAAAATGCTTCAATTATATCAAGAGAGAATGCCTATTATGGATAAAATACATATGTTGCGTCAAATGATGGTAAATGAATGTATTCATCCTAAAAACTATCTAACACATAAAGGAACCTATATACACTGTAAATTTTGTGATAAAATAATAGCGCCCAAGAGATAAATGGATATATTTGAACAAATTTCTAAAATAGATTCACAGGATTTTAAAGCTATCAAGGATGAGAAATTTTTTAAAGATTTTTTTCCGCTGCTGGTGCTTCGTTGGTATTCAGGTACTAAAGATCCTGTCCAAATTCAACTCTTAAATTCATTAGTGAATCCTATGATATTTTCTCTTCATAAGGAAAAGACACTTTTATATTATCTTTTCTGCTGTTGCTCTTCAGGAAAGGGCAAACGTTATTCATGGATAAAACGACCGAAAAAGGTTAATGTAGATGTTGTAAGAATGATATGTTCGTATTACGGGATTAGTACCAATGAAGCTAAATATGCTATCAAAAATTTAAACAAAGAAGATTTACTTGAAATATTAGATTATATGGATTATGATAATAAAAAGTATAACAAAATAAAAAAAGCAATATGATACCAATCTATTATCAATGTGACTTCTGTGATAAGACATTTGTAAATGAAAAGAACTTAAAAAAACATAATTGTGATTTTAAAGATCGTTATGAATTTATCGTAAATACCCCAGTTGGCCAATCTATGTATAGTTTATATATTTTTTGGTTGAGATCTAATGCAAAAAATACGAAATATGTTGACAAGCATACTTTTATACATTCTATACATTATAAGCCGTTTAAAAGATTTATGGATTTTTGCAAGAAAAAATCTATACCAAACAAAAAAACATATATAAAAATATGTAATAGTTATAATTTATCTCCTAAAGATTGGTCTAATGAAAGTACGTATGAAACTTTTTTAGAAATATATGATGAATTGATACCTGTAAACAAACAAATAGATATATCACTTGAAACATTATATCAGCTTTCGGATGCTTTAGAGATAGAAATAAATAACGTGTTTACGGAATTGGATCCTCGGGATGTTGCAAAACTGATTAAGAGTAGAAAAATATCTCCATGGTTATTTTTAAACAGCAAAAAGTTTAAAGAGTTCTTAATTAATTATGCTAGTGCTGATATAAGAAACCATATACAAAAATCAACAAATACAGAACGATGGAAGGAAATATTTAATAAAAACTCTAAAAAACGTAATACAGTTCGCAAAATAATTAAACAGTTAGGGTTGTAATATATTCTTATATTATACTATATGGATGGGTGGTTTTCTTCTTGACAATTTATTTTTATCGTTAACGATAAATAAGTAATGAATAAATATTTTTAATTTATACTAAATGGTTAACTGTCAATCATCCTCATATGAAATAAATAAAACTGATTCTGGAACTGATCCTATATTACTATTAAAGGGTAAGATAGACCAAGATTCACTTGATATAACCTTACTCGGGAAGAGACGTAGAGAATATGGTGAAATTTTTAATGAAAATTTACTTCATCTTCTAGAAAATTTTGCTTCACCTGAAGATTCTTCAAATCCGGGAAATCCAGATACATCGGTAACATCAGGAAATTTATTAGAAAATCCTACGGTTGGCCAGTTTTGGTATAATTCGACAGTTCATCATTTATATTATTATACCGGCACTAAATGGAAATCATTATCCCAATCAGGTGATGTGGCAGGAAATTATGGGACTATCCTTGATGGTGAACAAATACCACAACCAGTTAGTCCTGTTACAGGATATATTTTTCCATACTCGGAATGTACGTGGGTAGTGTCTCCAACAGGATATGATTCTAATATAGATTTTATGAAATGTTTTACTGATTTAGCAGCAAACGTTGTGTTTAAATTTAGAAAAAATGGGTCTTCTACCCTGTTTAGTGGGATTGCGAACTATTTGATAATAGGAATTCGGAACGATAGCAATGCTGGCGAGCAAATAATGCCACAAGATCCATAATATTCAGATGCGTAAAAGTTATAAATATAACTTGATTATAAATAATTTTTTAAAATAATGTACATATTAGTTAACACAAAAAATGTTATAGTAGCAAGCTCAAATAGAAAACCCAGCGAAGAAATGGCGTCTGCCAACAATCAGCGGGTATATGAATTGGATGACTCCGAGTTTAATACGGAAATGATAGGATCAGTGTTAGAAGATTTTATATTGGTAGAGGAAAACTAAAAATTTCAATGTCTGAATATAAACTAGATTTTACTGACATACAAACAGATTCTATATTTGTAGATTCTCGTGATATTGATACAGAGAGTGTTGATATAACTCTCTTTGGGTTTAAACGATTAAATTATGGAGAAGAATTAAATGAGAATTTTGTACATCTCTTAGAAAATTTTGCATCAGAAGAAGACCCCTCTAATCCCGGTAACCCAGATACGTCTAAAACTAATTCTATTATTTCTCCCAATGGCGATCCTTTATTAAAAAATGGAAAGCAAATAGAGGGTCAAATTTGGTTTAATAAATCTAATTTTTTACCATACATATATCATGATAATGAATGGAGACCTTTAGATGCTGTTGGTGAAGAAATAACGGCAAATTGGGGCCAAATATTAAATGGAGAACAGATACCAAGACCTGCAACAAATGACGGATATGTTTTTCCTTACTCAGAATGTAGTTGGATTGTATCTCCTTTTAATCAGTTGGATACTTTAGAAACTATGGTATGTAGAACCGATGAAAATGCTAATGTTACCATGGAATATGTATTTTCGGGGTCGGGCTCTCCAGAATCTGCTGTAGCAAATTATATGATTGTAGGGATTACAGGTAATAATAATTTAGGTGATATTCAAGATCCTAATCCACCCCCTACGCCTACTCCTTCAGGAAGCATGGGGGCGACGCCTACACCTTCGGCAAGTGTAGGGGCCTCACCTACGCCTACACCTACGCCTACACCCGATTCATTAACTCTGACTATTAATGATCCGTTCTCTGCATCATGTGCTGCTAGCTCTGGCAGTCAATGTATTGCTACAGATCAAATAGTCTTAGGAACGGATTATAATATCGCTGGTGGTAGTGGTAACTTTTCTTATAATTGGAGTTATTTTGGCGGGGATGTGTTTAGTATATCTAATCCGTCAAGCCCTAATCCTAGTCTTAGTAGAAAATTGTTCACCGGATTAACCGGATCAGGCATCGGAACTATTCAAGTTTCTGACCTAGAAACAGGAGAAACCACATTTGGATCTTTTACATTTAATACTATACATAACGAATCATTGGCACCAACTCCAAGCCAGACTCCTACTTCTACACCTGCACCATCAAATAGTGCAGATGTGACACCAACACCCACGCCTACACCATCAAATAGTGCGGGTGTAACTCCAACTCCTACACCATCAATTAGTGCAACTCCTACGCCCACTCCTACGCCCACTCCTACACCATCAGAAATATTGAGTGGGACCATTTCGGATGGTGCAATAACTACAGTGGCGGTGGTCACAGATAATCCAGCAACATTATCAATATCATTATTAACTGATGGTTCAATCGACGGAAACCCATCAAATAGTACTACGGGAGCAAACACATGGGCAATATTTAATTCCGGCTTTGATGCGTCGGACTTTAATTATCAAATAATTGATATACAACAAGCAAATGTATTATCATTTACAGGGCCGTCAGAAGGTTCTGTTGGAAGTTTATCGAGTGACTTAATATACAGTGCAGAAATGGGCGGTAGCTCAGTAGACCGAAACTTAACTATAATCTTAGATATCGTAGATGTTAATAATTCCACTAATGTTGGACGGATAAATTTAACCTTAACGACTGAACCCTCTACTGCTCCATAATGATAATCTTAAATTTTAATCAAATATAATAAATATAAATATAAATGTAGTGACAAAAAAGGAGAACTAAAATGGAATTAATAATTTTAGGAGTAGGAGCAGTAATTATGGGCCTTGTGGTATTTGCCTTTGTACGTAGTGGAAATGATAATAATTCGGAAAATATTACAGAAGTTGATGATACTTTTGTTTCATTTTCTTCGTTTGAACAACTTCCAAATGAAAATGTTCAAACTAGTATAAAATTTGTAAAAGATGGTAGGGTTTTGAAATCTTCTATAGTGTTGGGAAATATTTTAACCGATGAAGATATTGGTTCTTGGGGAATTGATTCTTTTAATAATACACCAAGTTTTGCTCTAGTTGACATCGAAGGAAATTTATCTGGGCCTAGAAATGGAATATTAGATTCTACTATTGAATGGTTTATAACACCAGCACAAAGAAGTAGCGCTATAATTGAATTAACCGATGGAGTTACGACTAAGCGATTTAGGATTATATTAACATCGCGGGTTATCGGATAATTATTAAAGGATTTACAATTATATAATTGTAGATTATAATATATAAAGTGATTACATATAATATAAATTTTACAGATTCGACCAAAGAGCCTATACAAGTCGAAGAAAAAGGTCTAAATGACTCTTTTAGCGTAAAATTTCCCGGACGTATAAAACTTGAATGGGGAGAAGATGTAAATGAAAATTTATTACATCTTTTAGAAAAATTTGCGGTATCAGCCGAATCTACTGAAAATATAAATGTACCAGATGATGCCGCTTCTAATCAAATATTAGCTAACCCTGTAGAAGGACAATTATGGTTTAACAAAACAAATACTAGATTATATTCCTATAATGGTACTGAATGGATACCATATACAATAAATGGCCAAGAATATGGTGCGAACTGGGGGCAAATAAATCACGGTGAACAAATACCATTACCCGTTTCCCCTGCAGGGTACAATTTCACATATGAAGAATGTATATGGACAGTATCACCATTTACATATTTTGATGGCTTTGATTATGTTCAGTGCTTTTCTGACATAATAGATTCTACGGTTACGATGATATATAAAAATAATTCCGGTGAAGTAATAGAGGGCGTTGCTAATTATTTAATCGTGGGAATTAGAGGAAATGGAAATTTGGGAGAATTTATTACACCTTTACCAATTCCTTCACCTACACCTACACCTACATCATCAATAACACCATCAGTAACACCTACTTCTACACCAACACCAACATCAACACCAACACCAACACCATCAAATAGTGCTGGAGTTACTTCTACACCAACACCAACATCTACACCATCAAATAGTGCTGGAGCTACTTCTACACCAACACCAACACTAACACCAACACCAACACCATCAAATAGTGCTGGAGTCACTTCTACACCAACACCGACACCTACACCATCAAATAGTGCTACACCAACTCCAACACCTACTTCTACACCTACACCAACACCATCTACTTCTATCACTGATGATGGAAACGTAGTAGAAGGCCCTACTGATATAACTAATATAGAAGATGCGGGCGTTACGATATCAACAATAGAGTTTTCATCAACCGGCGGAATTTTCACAAGCAATTCAGCAAACTCTAATTGGTTAAATGGTCCTTTCCGTGCTGGCGAAGATGGGTCAGATTTTACATATACAATATCCCCAGACGTGGATGGAACAGATAATGGTGCTTCATACCCACCACTTTCGGGTGATTTATCATCTACAATTTCGTTTATTTCTCAAACTAACACGAATGGAAACGGATCATTGACTGCAACTATGACAATAACTGGCCCTAGAAATAGTGGGGTATTTAATATATCCGTATTTGCCGGAAGTAGCGGTGGCGGCGGCGGTAACCCAGTATGAAGAAAATACAAAATGTGAAAACACGTCAATCTAGTAAACAAGAAAATGATAAAATACTGGCTCTTAAATCTAAAAAAAAATATTATCTTAAGAATACTGACTGGACCCAAATAAATGATGTAAGAATTAAAAACAATGATGAAATAAAGAAATGGCGTAAACGTTTAAGAGATTTTGACATAGATGACCTCTCATATGAACAGTCTGAAAAAGAATTAGAAAAAATTATATCTGAGATGCCAATGCCAATTATAGGAAAAAAGGTTGACACTGTTGACAAAGAAAAAGAGTACAATAGTGACGATATATCTACTGTATATAAAGAATTAAAAACGATAAAGGAGAATATATCTACCATATATAAAGAACTGGATAACGATAATGAAATAATAGAATTAGAAGAACAGGAATTTAGAAATGTAATCTTAAAATTGTTTACTGAAGATGCCAATAAATTATTAATGGAAAATGGAATATTGGAATATAACCTGATGACTATTTTATTGGAAGAAGCGATAGATAGACAATTTTCAGATGATAGCTATGGACCATTATTAGATCAATATTTGGAATCTTTAAATTCGTTATCGTTGGAAGAAATTATTAGCAATTGCAGGAGTTTCTTCAAAAATATTAATGGTTTGTATACTAACATAGCTAAACAACGAGCAAGGATGTATAATATGTCTATAGACTCTTTAAATAATTGGTGTGTAGAAAATGGACATAGATATAGATGTTACAACAACGACTAACCCGCCTGATATATTCAATAATATAACATCTGCTTCTATAGTAGAAAATGGAGAACTAAAGCGACATAATGTTGGATATTATTTTCAGAATATACCAATAGATCCTCACACGGGATTATCAGCAATACCATATAAAAAGGCATTAGATTTTGATTATTTTAAAATTGATATAATTCACTTGAAACTTTTGGATTATTTTGATTCAAAAAAAGAATTAATACAGTACATGCACCGCAAACCAAAATGGGAAATGTTATGGGATAGAAATATAGTTCCTAAACTATTTCATTTTTCAAAATCATATGAATTGCTAAATAAAATTAGGCCCAAGAGTATATTAGAAATATCTGATTGTTTAGCTCTTATACGGCCCGGCAAAAGAAAATTAATAAATAGGTATTTGAAAGAGAAAAATAAAAATAAAATTAGGATAGAATTATATAAGAAAGAGCAGGCAAGCGATCTTCGAAAATCGCACGCTTTGCCATATGCATATTTAATAATTGCACAATTAAATTTAATAAGGGATGGTAAATATGAAACTTAAAAATATTATGGAACAAGAAAATATATTATTATCTTCTACACAAAAAAAAATAATATTAACGATATACATATCGATAACACCGTTACTTGCATTCGAAGAAATACAAGATAGTGAAACAGATATCATTGCTGTGGATTTATTAAATCGATATGGTTATATTAATATATATGAAAATGGAGCAGAGTTAACCTCAAAAGGACAAGAGGCGTTAGTGTCATACGGACTGGTTGATGAAAATGGGGAAGTAACAGATATGGGCCAAAAAATTTTAGATAATTATGAATAATAGTCTATAGTTTTAGTAAAATCTACAACATTTTTCTGAAATGTGGCCTTTTCTTTAGGTATTTTTCGTTTTCTCTTTCTAGTTTTAACTGGATTGTTCATCTCAAAAACAAATACCGGCCCTATTAATCTAGACACATAATCAATAGAGTAGGCTTTTATTATTTTTGAAGTAATAAATTCAACACCTTTTTTACAAAACTCTATGGATATAGGGTAATTCTCTTTATTAGTATGGTACCATTCGTTAGCTATCTTGATAATATCTAATTCGGAGATTTGTTGAGGATGACATAAATCTAAACAATATGCAGATATATGTCTCTTTGTTACATTGTCTATTATACTTAAATTAATTTCATCATTATATTTAATCAACGTAATAAATGGACATCCATCATAATCCTTGGGGTAATCTTCTACAATTATAGGGAAATGGGAATTACTTTTAATTTTAGTTATTTGCATATACTTTTCTTTTATAATTATATAATAAAACTATTTATATAACCGTATTGATTTTGAATAAATATGTGTATAATTATTAGAAGGCTCATAATGTTTAAAATTTTTCGTTATGAAAATGATATAGAAGCGTCTGAAGATGCACTTGAAAATGAAACTGGCTTCAATGAGGATGAACAGGAACAGCAAGATCATAATTTTGAAGGCACCATAAGAACGGTAGCCGGAGCCTGTCTAGTGTATAAGAGAAAAGAAACTGGAAATACTTTTGAAGAGTTATGGATTTATTCTATAGATTCTAGGAACATAAAAATTGAAAATGATATACGTAATAGTATATTAGCAGGGACTGATATAGATCCACAAACGCAAAGATCTCCTGAAGGTGATCAAAGGGCCTCTACAGAAAGTGTCGGAAATGTTCAGTTTTTACATATAACAGGATTACCAAATTAAATGTATACTGGATATGAACTAACACAGCACTCAAGGAACAAATTGGAAAAATTATTTTCACCAAAATACCCTAATTTTTTAGGACATCATATTACAGAAAAATTTGGGGAAACTGACCCCAATAATATACCGAACAAACCAAACGATATTAAGGTGGTAGGATACGTCAATGATAACAAGGGTATAGAG